TTAATCTTGCACACGAAGTCAGGTAGAACGTGTGAGTAGCCAACAAAGTTAGGGTCTGGCTTTTCAGGACCAACTGCGTTGAATGGGCGAACTATTGTATAGCGAACATCATATTGTTTAGCGAAAGCCTTACAGTAATACTCTCCAGAAAGTTTAGAAAATCCATATGCTGTTATTGGTACAATAATGTTATTAACATCTGACTCTTTTGATGGAAACTCTGTCGCAGATTCAAACACCATTGAAGATGACATATTAGTTAAGTGTGGGCGTTGTTTGTGAGGTAATGATACAATGGTATCTAAAATATTTGATAAGATTAAATTGTTATCGCGCAGAATTGTTGCTGGAATCTTATTAAAGTATCCGATACCACCAATCTTCGCAGCACAATTAATAACGTGGTCAGCCTCTTCAAATAATTTTGTTAGAACACCCAATCTTCGTCCATCAATAAGTCCCCCTGGTTGTGGGGCACTAATGTCATAATATAGAATTTCTAATCTGTGGTCAGCAATTACTTCTGTTAACTTAGAAATACCATAACCCTTAGAATTGTCATCAATGATTTTTACAGATTCAGTTTCTGGATATTTTGATTTATCTAAAAGAACTCTTACAATTTCGCTACCAATAAATCCTAGTCCACCTGTTACAATATACTTCATTACTTCATTCCTTTTAAGATATACTCAATAACTGGCACACAAAACCCATTACCAATCATTTTATAACGTTGTAGGTCAGACGCCCCATATGTATAACCACCAGGTAAACCTTGAAGTCTTTCACACTCATCTGGTGTTAGTATTCTAGTGCTAAATCCAACGCCATTAACTTTTTCAGCATATAATGGAAATTGTGATGGCGCGGTAGATACTGCGCGAGCCTTACCTTCAATTGAAAATACTAATTCTCTTGGAAGAGGAGGGCCAGCATGATTAGAACAAGGTAGATAACCTAATAGCATCATACCATGTTGATTCTTCGCTCTTTTAGAGGAAATTGGCAACCATTGATTAGTTTGAATTGGTTGGTTATAATCCCAAATATCTTTTACTCTCAAATCATTACATGGAAGAATATCAGCAGGAACAATATTTGTCCAATAACACCTTGTGCGATTTTGAGCAGTAAAATTAGATGCATTAATGATATAAGGGTCACAACCCATATATTGAGAAATCTCATCTTGGTGAGACTTCTTCATGCTTTTGACATTCTCTAATAAGAAATACTTTGGCTTAATTTCTTTTAATAATCTTAAATACTCAAAGAACAATCCAGAACGTTGTCCAGATAGGCCAGTCTTATTGCCGCCACGGCTTAAATCCTGACATGGAGAACCGCCAATTAGTAAGTCAACTGGTTGTGTAAAAAAAGAACCTTTAAGGTCTTTAACATTTCCTAGTCCAATTGTATTAGGATAATTCTTTAAATGCACTTTAATAGCATGTTGGTCAATTTCACTTGCAAAATAGTTACATGGAATATTCAATCTATCTAATGCAACTCTTGCGCCACCAATACCATCAAATAGCGAAACAACGTTTAACATTTATTTCTCCCAATGTGCCGCTATATCTCCCAATAGTTTTTGGGCACGATGAATGTATGTATGATTTTTCTTTACAAATTCTTGACCCTCTAAACGCATTTTATCAAATGCTATAGGGTGCGTCATTGCCCAATCAATTTTTTCAGCATATTCCTCAGGATTTGAGGCAGTAAGTAAATGTGTGCCTGGCTTAAATGCAAATCCATCAACCATCTCTTGTACGTGGTCACTTATGCATAGACCACCACAATACATAGTCTTAAATACCCTTTCTACAACATCATACCCACCATATGTCGAGTGAGGCTCATGCATATTTGGACATACTCGACTTGCTTTGAAGTAGTACCCAATCTGTCCCTCATTATTAATTTGAGTTGTCTTTAAAGGCCATCCTTTGCCAACTAGGAGGAGTTTATCACTATACTTCTTCAGCACGGGCATTAACCACTTATCTATAGTCTGTCCCTTATATGCCCAATATCCGCCAACATAGACCATTTGATAAGGCTGCATACCCATATATGAATTTTCTGATGTTTCATATACTGTAGAGTCTGCAGCCATTTCCATTGAACCTAACTTAAATCCTTCATTTGCCCACTTCTCCAATAACCAAATTCTGTATGCTTTTGAATATTGAGCAAACACAATGTCGGCCTTCATATCCTTGGCGTATTGAACGTTATTTGGAGTTGCTTGCACACCGGGGTTATTAATCCCGTAAACATCACGATTAGTCCATGCTAATACATTCATGGCGACTTTTGCTTCTGGATTATTTTTTCTCCAAAGTAGGAAGTCATCACAAGGACTACTTGTTGAGTTTATAAGTAGGTCGGGTTTAAACCCATGAATATAGTGCGGTGAAAAACTAAGGTCTTGTACTTCGTGACCCAATGCTTTAAAGGCATTAGACCAACCTGTCCAACACCATTTGCCAGCACCAGCACCAGGGATTGTTAGGCCAATTTTCATTTTAGAGTGTTACCAATTTACTTTCAACAATTTGAATATGTGTAATACGGTGTGGAGGATAAAGGGTTGAAACCCCATTATCGCCCTTCTTTTGATAGCCAACTGAAAGCCATTGTGAAATAATAAACTGAGTCTGTTGCTCGTCTAATTGCTCAATTGCTTTGGTTTCTACATTGTCGATAAATGGTTGAATAGTGAACATTATTAGAACCTTCCACCACTAGCAAGTGGAATATCAATTGTACTAAAATCAATATATTCTGATATAGTGCGTATTTGTTCTACACCACTTTGATTATGCTCATAATAATAATGTGTTACAGGTCCAACCCTGCCAACTTCTTTGAACATTTCTAATAAATCCATTCTACTAGGTGCTTGATTTATTTCTGTTTTAAGTTTATTAATTTCTGCTAAAATCTTTTTATTTCCAAACATATTTAATCCTTCCATGTGTTTTGATATGCGAATGACAATATATCTGAAATCTCAGGTTTAGTCAAACGCGGCGCCATGTCACTAGAGAATACTGTAAGAGGCTGGGTATAGTCGGCATTAAAGTCGAAGATTTTAGACTCTTTGAAATGTGGAGTTGTGCAATATTGGTTTAATAAATGCTGTGGAGCATAATGTGGTCTATATGCATCATCTGTAAGCATAATGGTATCTGCTAATTCATAGTCAGCCATTAGGCTTTCATGTGTCTTTTCACCTGGGCGTCTACCAATTACTTTAACCTTTACTCCAAAGGTATCTGCAACTGTTTCAAATAAATCCGCTAATTGCACAGCACACATCTGCGTGGAGAATGTTTCTCCATAATGCCTTGCGCCTAATGTGTTATAAGCATGTTTAAGCGATATATCAATAAGCGACACACCCTCTTGAATTGTGAAGAAGAACCTTGTCATTGTTGGGTCTGTTACTGTTAGGTCTTGACCCTTCATTGCTTGGTCCATAATAATAACACCAAGACTACTACGTGAGCAGAGAACGTTGCCGTATCTGCTAGACACGAACCTTGTCTTACCAATTCTATTAGCATCTGCGAAAATAGAAGTGGCAATATGCTTTGTCATGCCGTATACGTTAACTGGCGCGCATTGTTTGTCAGTTCCAATGGTGCATGCAACTTCAACACCGTGGTCAATACATGCCATCGCTACGTTATAAGTACCAAGTGCATTAATCTCGAATGTATTTAACATTTCACGTTCAGCCACAGGCACAACTTTAACCGCTGCTGCGTGAATTACAACATCTGGTTTGAAGTCTAAAAACACTTTATCTAACTCATGTCTAACCCTAACGTCACCCCAATAGCATAAAATATGAGGATAAATTTGCTTAAGTTTAAACTGCGCCGCTTCATTACGTGAGAAAACAGCATGTGCCTCAACACCAGCAATAACTAATTGTTTTGCCAGTTCGTGACCTACTGTTCCACAACCACCTGTAACTAATACTCTTTTACCTTTTAGATATTCAAACATAGTCTTCGCTCCTCGTCTTTTGTTAAATCTTTTACTATACCATTTGCTGGTCGTCGCTCAGGATGAAGAGCGATTGACATATGCATAAAAGGATTACTTGTGGTAAAACATCTTGGGTCATGCATAGTTATTGGAACTCCATCTACATAAAAGAATTCATTTGGGAATTCACCAACCCATTTACCATAATGTTTATTGGCGTTTTGAAATATTCTTAATGTTTTTGGAAATGGTCCAGGTAATATATACTGTGAATCAGAAATACACCACTTAATTGGTACTTGTATTCCTTTATATTTTTTATTTTCCAACATAGTCATGGCTAATCTAATATCTTCTATTGCAGAAGGTGTGTATATTTCATCACCATCTACTTGCCAAACCCAGTCAGTTCCTGTGAATTCAAACATTTCATTTCTAATATCTGTTAATTCTTTACTTAAATGGTTTCCATTCCAATGTATAGAATCCTTAACTACAGGTCTTTCAAGAAAAGACATATAACAGGTAGTCTCATATTTATCTCTAAGTACAGAAATATATTCTTTTGTTTTGTCTGTTGAGCCTGTATCAGTAATAACCGCTTCGTCAACATATGGTAATACAGACTCAAGCGTTTGCCTAATGTATCTTTCTTCATTTTTGACCATCATATGAATGGTTAAATTCGGAATTATCATAATGTAATGTGCCCCATGTTATCTTGTATCCATTGGTCTAAATCTGCCTTTGTTACTACCATATCTTTTAAGTGATTACGTAATACATTTGGATTAGTGGTAAGATTTTCACCATGTAGTGTTTGTGTATAGATTGGAACATTAATCTTTTTGAATCTCCCAAGTAGTGAGAGTTTACGCCAGACTAACCAATCTTCACATAGTCTAACATCCTCGCGAAATGACTTTATATATGTAATAAATGGTTTCCATCTGAACATTACTGAACATGATGGGATATAACATTCTCTGAAAAGTCTAGCCTTGTCAAAGTCTGCAACATACTCTAGGGTTTTAGATACTTCTGCAAATATCATTTTACCATCTAATTCATCTTCTGCCATTTTATATTTGGCGTTAAATTTATTACCATATACTGCTATAACATCAGTTTCGTCGAGAACACTTCTCCTAAGTTGTAGTGAGTCATCTTCTAGGTAATCATCTGCGTCTAATAAGCAAACATAGTCAATTGGGTGCTTAGAATGATATTTTTCTAATATCTCAATTGCCTTGTTTCTTGCCGCGCCAGGACCGCCATTCTCCTTACGGGCAACAAGCATTGTGTAGTCTTTGTGATTATCGCAGTTATAAAGCAAGGCCGAACGAGTGTCGGCCTTGGTTGAACAATCGTCTACAACAATGTGGATTATATCTTTTACAATTTCTTGTCTTTGTATTGAATAAAAATGTCTATGAATAAGGTCTTCATGAACATTATAGCATGGCGTAATGACCGCTATGCGTTTACCCATTGTAAGAGTCCTTAGTTGCTTGGAACACCTTATTCCAATCGGCAACATATCGTTGCTCATTAAACTTCTCAATTATCGTTGCACGACCGGCTTGTCCGATTGTTTTGCGTAATTGCTTATCAGCAAGTAGTCTATCAACTTGTGACAAACACTCTTCAAAGGTTGAGAATGTTAGGCAGTTAATTCCATCTTTGAAGAATTCAGGAATTGCACATGTTGCTGTTGTTACAATCGGTATACCGACTGCTGCCGCTTCTAGTAGCGAGGCTGGAATTGGAGAGCGTAGCGAAGTATTAACAAATACATCATAGTCTTGTAGTGTGCTAATAACTTGCTGCTGCGAAAGTGGTTGACTCTTAAAACCAGGGTTATTACCAAATAGGTCAATTCGTTTTCCACCATCAAGAGTAAGTAGTCCTTCTACGTCTCCTACAGCCCATTGTCTACCAGCAAATGCATTAACAACAACTGCTGCGCGACCATTACCACCTAGCCATCCATCATATTTCTTTGTGTCTATCATGTGATAGATTGTGTGAGCATTTTTCAACTCTCCGCATTGCCACTCTGATTTTGAATAATCTGTAATGAAAACTCTTTCAAAGAGTGCTAAATCATTCTTTAGTTTATTAGGAATATCCATTGCCATCCACTCTTGAGTGGGAAGGGTATGTTCAAAACATAAAACTGGACAGTCAAATAATCTAGAGATATTCATCCAATGAGAGAATTGGTCAACTATATTCTGACTTATAATTATATCAGGACGACATGGAAGTTCATCAAGACTATGTATAATATGCATATTCTCTGGAACGCCACCTTCGTTTTGCCACTTAATAGGGAATTGTGGTAAATCTAAGTTATAAAATTGATGACCAGTTTTGCATAGATTACGGTCAGTCATTGGGTGAGTGCTAGTCATTAGCACAACCAAAGGACGTTCGCCACTCTTTCTGGTTAGTTCTCCTACAATCCAATCGGCTCTACTCTTTGCCATTGATAACATCCTTTAATTGCTGACCAATAATAACAGGGTCATATTTTACAAACATACTTTCAATATTCTCTGGAGAATTCTTATGTAACATTTTAAAATGCGACCTAAAGGCATCGGCACCGGATATAATAACCGGCTCAAACCAATGCTCTCTAGCAGTATACAGTTGCTCATCAGGGTGTGGCATGTTATGTACAGAGTCCTCATATGAATTTACACACCATGTATTTGATTGATTTACCCAATCTGCCATAGCAGTATGTGTTGTAGAGATTAACTCTTTACCATAAAGTAAGGATTCAAATGCAGGAATACACCAACCTTCACCTCTTGAGAAGTTAACATAACAATCACCGCTTAGATGAATCTTCTTAATGCCTTCTTCTGTGGTTGGAACATCATTAATAAAGATGCGTGGGTATCTTGGTAGACGCATTGCACCTTTAATTTCATTAATTGCTGATACTATCTTTTGACCATCACCTTGTTGATTGGTCATGTTGACATAACCCTTCAAGAGTAATAGAACATTTTCATTATTTTGAAATGCTAAGAAGTATGAGCGAATAGCGGCATCAATACCCTTTTTATGTGACCATTGGGCAATGTTGTAATAGATTGTGGTATCTTTATCAATACCTGGAATATCAAATTTAGTTAATCCATCAGTCTTATAATCTTCTCTAAAGACTGGAAGTGGAATAACATGAATTGGTTTTGAAACACCACTACGTTCAAACGCAACCTTATTTGCTACACATGGTACAATGATTGCATCAAATGCATTTAATGAAATAGCCCAATGTGGAGGAATCCTATCAGTCTCCCAACAACAAATTCCTATATTACGTTTGCCAAGAACTGCCCTCATTTCATTTGGAGTAGTCACTTGCACAGTAAGTGCAATATCCTCTGATAGTTGATTGCTATGACACTTTTTGAGATTTGCCTCTAATTCTGTTTTACTTCCACTATCATAGCGGACAGATGCGGCAGCCCAATCTTCCGGCTTGTCAACTAGACATAGCGCACGAAAATATTGTCGCGCTAGTGTTGCATAACCGCTCATATCTTTAAACGGGCCAATAATCAATTTATTTGGTGTTATCATTATGAAACCATCAATCCTTGTAGTAAGTTTGGATTCTTCAAAATACTCTGCATAGCACGTTGTCTTGCTAGTTTTTGTCTATGTGCTAATAATAACACATCTGGTCCCTTGCCTTTTGCTGCAACGCTCAGGAAGTAGTTTACTATATCGTGGCGTGAACGACCACCCTTTAAATCGTTAATCCATGTCTCTCTACCAACTGAGTCAACAGTGGTTTTGAGGATGTCTGTATAGCACCAATTTACGAAATCGTCATCTGAAACATTTGGAATTTGTACTTCATTAGCATCAGACGGTGGAATATCATTAGTAGATAATTCCTTATTCCAAGTTGTAGACCTGTCTTTGGCTGGAAGGTTTTCTATGACATACATCCACTTTTTAGCAATGTCATCATAGTCGCAATTCTCTTTAATAGATTTAACTGCATCCTTGCTAAGTTCTGCAAGTTTAGCCTTATCTCCTAAGAGAGTAAGTTTCTTTGCTAAGTCGTTCCTGTCGAAGTAGCAGCGACGTTGCATTGTTGCTGCTTCATGGAACTCATAAGCAATTTTAATTGGCGTACCACCAAGATGCATTGAGTAAGGAGTGCCATCTGCCTTTGTTTCCATTACATTACCTTCAAAGTCTATAGGCTTTTGTGCCTTCTCTGCCATAGCGGCATTAGCACTAATAAGGATTGGTAGGCCACATGCTTTGGCTTCTGATGCTGGCATTTCGTCTGCGCCAGCAATACTTACCTGAACATAAAGGTCTGCTAGGTTGAACACTTCTGCCATTTCTTCGCGTGTGTATCCAACGTTTGTATTTGGTGTACGAAGTTTACGCTGTGAGCAGCATGGGCAATTCATATAGAATCTGCCACTATTATCACCAGATGGCTGTGCATCTAATAACCAAATTGCGTAACCAACCATCTTTCTACCACATGCATCACATTGGTAGGTATGAAGAATATGCTTAAACAAGCCCTTATAATGGAATGGCATAAACTCTTGGTTAGAGAGTCTTGCGATGTGTGTCCAATACTCTTGACCAGCATCAAATCCAGATGAGTGAATTAATAATACTGCTTTTTGGGCAGTTTCATCATTTGGATTATCCTTCTTATACTTCGCAAAACTATCAATCATTTCACAAAATAGTTTGCGTTGTTGGTTACGCATAACGCTTAAGACGATTGGAAGGTCTTTATTTAATGACCACTTCTCACGGATTTCAGCCTTATTAAGTGGCTTAAACACAGTCGTATCAACCCCAGGTCGAGTTGGCATTGGTAATAATTTCTTACTACCAGCAGTTCTAATCTTTGGAGACTGTTCTTTCATTACGTTAATCGCAAAGTCAGAATAACCTAATAGGTAGTCAGCATTTTCATACATTTGTAGCCATTCGAAGCGTTGAGGAGTGCTGTCGATACATGGCATATAAATCCAACGATAGAAACTTCTAAGTTTAGAATCCATCATAATTGAACTCATCCACGGGTCCATCCATGATGCTACATAATCTGGTTGAAAGTCTAATAATACATCATCTAAAACAGCGGCGCCAAATTGGGCCAATGGAGCAAACTTGCCCCACTGAGGATAATTAGCCCTGTATTTACGTTGACCTTCTTGGTCATTATCTTCTGGAACAGAGGCATATACTTTCCATGGCACGTTTCTAATACGTGGGTCTGATGGTTTAATATATGTACCTAATTCTGCAATTTCATATTTACCAGAATCATATAGTCTACGAATTAACATAGCCGCATAATTTGAAAATCCGGTTGCAAGACCAGAGAATTCTGTTACGAAAAGTATTCTTTTTTTATCCATTGTTTTTTTCTAAATATTTAATAGCATTATTTAAAACTATTATATTATCCTTTAATAACCCTAAAGACCTATTGCAATTATTACATAACAATCCACGAACTTTACCAGTTTCATGGTCATGGTCTACACATAATGTAAATTTATCAGTTGGCTTTGATTCATATTGACAAATAGCGCATTTATTATCTTGCTCTACTAATAATTTAGTATATTCTTCATATGAAAAGTTGTATAATTTTTGTAAATTTTTTTCTTTCCATTTAATTCTTAATATTTCCCAATTTTCTTCACAGTATTGGGACATGTATAATTTTCTTTTTGCTTTATTTTTTTCATTCCATTTTTTAACACTTTTAATTTCACAACTAGCACATGCATATGTTAATCTATCTTTACTAGTTTTATGTGGATAAAACTCAGAAAATGGCAAATCTTTAAGACATTTCTTACAGATTTTAGTATCGCTCATTTTTATTTTATATAACTCTCTTTAATCTTAAGAAGAATCTTATGAATCCTCTTTCTCATTGTCTCACGAGATACATTATAATATTCCGCAATTTCATTATATGTAATACCATTTAATTTAAATTGTAGAATTTTAATATCTTCTTCTGGTAATCCAAAGCTTTTGAAAAAATCAATGTCTATAATATCATCTAACTTGCTGTTCTCGTCCTCTTTTACTATACTATGAGAATCCTTTTCTGCCAAGGACTCAATGTTGACAACATGTTTTAAGGTCATGAAACTTGAAAACTCATCATACTCTTCGTCTGTAATGAGTAATACATTTTTAATAGTTTCTTTATCCTTGTCTTGACCCTTAAGGCGCTTAAAAGCGTTAAACTTAAGTCGCTTATTATGAGGTAGTGTAGTTGCTCCAAAGAATTTATTAGCCTCTTGAAGTATTGAGTTTCTAATGCATTGAATGACATAGGTCGTTTTCTTTGCACCAGCCTCGATGGCTTTCTCTTCGGAATAGGATTCTAGTCCACTAAGCATGCCAATAAAGCCTGCTTGCATAAGGTCATCTTTGTCGGTTACAGGACTCTCTATATACATTTGATTACTGAGCTTAATAATCGCACCTATATAGTTCTTTACCTCGTCGTCATCATCATTCATTATTCACCCATAAATTGGGGCGGGGTATTAACCCGCCCCTTAGGAGGTCCGTCACTCATTCTCTTTTAGAATGGGACTTCATCATCACCCTTAGAATCCGGTCCAGTATCGCCATCTTCTGGCGCTGTAAAGATTGAAAGATGTGTGATATTGAGATGGTCACGCTTAACTTCTTTACCATCCTTCTGATAGGAGTCTGTCTCCCAATTTCCAGACATAGTGACTTTTGCACCCTTTTTACCGAATTTGCTAACTCGTTCAGAATTTGGGCCCCAAGCAACACAGTCTACGTATGTAGTGCGCTTTTCAGGCTTGTCACTGTCTTTTGCGTCTCTCTTTTTAAAGTAGCGATTAACTGCTACCGAGAAAACTGTCTTTTTAGTGCTACCAACATCAAATGTCTTGGGGTCGGAAGTCATTCGACCATTACAAGATAATACTGCGAAATCTGCTGCCATATTCAATCTCCTTAAACGTTTTTAAAGTCGTCAATCTAATATACTATAAATTGAGCGTGTTTGCGGGTAATTATTTTAATATACCCATATTGTTTACAATAAGTCCGCCTGTATCCGATGTTTGACCATCTATATATACAACTCGTCCTTCTGTCAACAAATTCTTAAACATCTGGTACTGACGAGGAAATACTACTATAGAATCGTAAATGGCGGTGCCATCACTTCCTGTAATAAATGCCATCTCTTGTCCAGGCGTTTTTCCTTTCTTTGTAACTATCTTACGAATAGAATCAATGTGAATTGCTGTTTTAACTTTTGCATTTGCAATTTTCAATTTCTTCAATTCAGATAAGTTATGTGTAATACTTGAGAACACCGAGTCAGTTTCACTAACCGAAATGTCACATCCCAAGAATTCTCTTTCATACATTGCTATATGTAGAATGCTTTCAAATTTATCTTTAGCCTTATATGCTTGAATAATATCTCGTAGTTTTTGTCTACGTGTTTTAGATGGAACTATACGGTCAAGTGCTTTACGGTCATCAACCTTGGCTTCATCTGCCATTTCTTTAATAGCATCAACTACTGATTTTCCATTAACTTCCTTAATAACCGCATCATATTCTCTATCAGTTAAAGAATTAATTAATTCATAATCAGCTAACATTATATTTCTAGTTAATTTAAAATGGTCTAATGCACCACTTTTAATAAGTGCCTCAATTACTGTTTTCTTTAATTTAACAGTAAGCGCCTTAGATAAAAACTCTGTAAATGTTTTTTCATTTTTACATAATGCAATATTAGGCGCTTGTACAGTACCAACACCACTAATATATGATAGACCATATCTAATTGATTTATCATCCACTATTTCAAATAGATTATTACCATGTATCATTGATGGTAAAATAATATCTATATTAAAATCTTTTGCATCATATATAAACTCACGTAGTTTTTCATGTTCACTTCTATGAATATCACCAACTACGTTATTACAACTTGCAGTAAAGAATTCTAATGGATAATGATGCTTAAGCCATGCAGTCTCGTATGTAATGTGAGCATAGCCTACTGCGTGAGACTTGTTAAAACCATAACCAGAGAATTCAACAATCCATGACCATAGAGTCTCTGCTACATCTTTTGCAACACCATGCTTATCACATCCTGCCATAAACATGTCTTTTTGTTTAGCCATTAACTCTGGCTTCTTCTTACCAGCGGCACGCCTAACTGTATCGGCTGCTTTAAGGTCTAGGCCAGCAATATCTGTACAAATAAACATTACTTGTTCTTGGTAGATACAAGCGGAGTATGTTTCTCCTAAGATAGACTGTAACTTAGGATGTGGGTAGTTGGGCTGCTTCTTGCCGTCTCTAACGTCAAGATATTGCTGAGTTTGCCCAGGTTCCATAGCGCCAGGGCGTACTACGGTTACTAGGTCAGCGATTTCTGACATTGAGCGTGGCTTGAGCAACTTGCTATATGTTCTGCCTAATTGAGATTCTAACTGGAAAATACCCTTAGTCATACCCTTGTCGAAGATATTCTCATAAACAGCCATATCATCATATGGAATCTTTTCAATGTCAAAATCTGGTTTGTGGCGTTTACGAATTAACTCTTCGCATTCCTTAATAATATCTAGTGTGTTAACACCTAATATATCTACTTTAAGTAGACCATAGTCCTCAATTGCTCCTAAGTCATAGCCAGAGATGTATTTACCATCTTCTGGATGCCAGGTCATTGATAGGCCACCATTTGTGAATGGTTCATTAGCGATAATCACGCCAGCAGCGTGCTTACCGTATGACTCAAATGCACCTTCGATTTGTCCAGCAATCTTAAATAGGGCCTTACGCCTATTGGCCTCTTCTTTAAGTTCTGGTGAACGTGAAATTGCATCTGCTACAGATTCAGACTTTTTATGAACTAATTTGGAGACTTCTTTTTGTTCTTCGAATCCACATTGTCCAATGTTAAGAGCAACCGTAATTGCTTTAGCGGGACCGAATGAGCCGAACGTAATAATCTGGAATACAGATTCACTACCCCATCGCTGAGTAATATAGTCAATCACTTCTTGACGACGGGCTTTTTCAAAGTCTGTATCAATGTCAGGTAGAGAACCGGCACGACCAGCATTATAGAACCTTTCCCAAATTAACTTGTATTTAATAGGGTCGATACCAGTTATACCTAATAAGTAACAGATAAGAGAGCCAGCGCCAGACCCACGCCCTTTACCGACTTTAATACCTTTATTACGTGCGAACGACACTATATCATCTACGATTAAAAAGTATGATTCTAGTTTAGCAACACGAACGTCTTCCATTTCATGGAATAAGCGTTGTGAATAAACAGTATCTTTATCAAACCCTTTATCCTGCATAGCACGAAGGCACTTGCCCATCAAATATTCAAAGTTAGATAAACCTTTAGGAGCGCCTGTAAACTCTGGTAATCTAAGTCTATTAAGCACTATATCTAACTTAACACGACTAGCGAGTTCTTTGGCATTTTGAATCCATTCTGGCTTTGCCCAAGCAAAGTCATTAACAGACTTAATAAAGTATGTATCAGTTGCTAGATGAACAGATGCATCTTTGTTTACATAGTTATAGAAGTAATCATGCGCTAGGGCATCATCTTTTACATTATATAAAACCCTAGAAACTGGTATAATCTTTACATTATCCTGTATAGCGCATTGTTCTGTAAAGTCACGAATTGTTTGTGCAAAATGCTCTTCTACTTCAATGTATACGTTTTGTTCACCAAATAACTTCTTTAACTCAGCAATATTATTGTAGTCCTTACCAATGATTGATGTTGATGGGTCTAATACTGCAATCATATCTTTGAAGACATGATTCGAAGATTGTTCCTTGGACTCTAAGGTTACTATGTTGTTTAAACAACGAAGACCTTCGTGGGAGGTAGGCCATACTGTTAGCCAACTCCTAAGTTCATATCCAATCATTGGTTCTAAACCAGCCTTCTTGGCTTCTTTTGCTAGATAGATTGTAGAATGTAAACCATCTTTATCTAAGATGGCAACGTGTGTATCACCATCAGATTTCGCGCTTTTAACAATATCTTCTATTGCTGCGATGCTATGTTTAATTGAATAGCGACTATATGTTCTCAAATTAATCAATGTGATTCTCCAGGTATTCAGCGATTACATTACCATGACAAGGCAATGGGGCACAGAAGCATCCAAGCGTCTTCCCTCGTAAAGTAAAAATTCTTGACTTAAACTCATTGTCGTTTTGTAGTCTAGACTCAAAGTATTTCTTATAACAAGGCAGCGTGCTGCCTCTATCAATGTGAGTATTTTGGCAAATTGGACACAGTTTTCCAAGAGCAACTGGGTTTCCAAAGTATCCATCTTGATTCTTTCCGGGTCTACCGATGTATATATCATATTTTTCTTTATATATATTCACTACTTTGGTCATTTGTTTTTATTTCTCATACGCTTAATTCTTGTCTTGCCAGCCTCTTTATTGGCCTTACCACCAACCTCTAATCCTTTTCTATCCCAATATTCACCAATTGTTTTACATTTAGCGAACAATTCATTATTATCGGTAATAGTAACTGTTACCGCTGGCGCCTTGCCGCCTCCCCAGTATACGCTAAAAACATCATTTCCACATGCAGGGCATTCTGGGCCTCTGACTGTGCCGCTTTTAAGTTGCTTGTGTTCAACAATGATATCTTCGACAATATGTTCACATTTCTTGCACATTAAATCTAGTCTAGGCATTGAATTTTTCCTTAAATCTTGGCCATTCTTTTTCACACCACTTTACATCACACATTACTTTGCACTTCCAAGATGACCCTGGATTACAACCATCACCGTCAATAATTGTTCGTCTTATTTTCTGTGGTCCTGCAATCTCATTCCAATAATTAATAATCTCTTGACGAGTTTTCTCATCATCTTCTTCGGTAAACCCAATACTCATTGGATTTTTGCGAATGTAATCGAATGTAATGATAATCTCTTTATACTGTGGAAATGTCCTGCGAGCCGCAAGTGAATAAAACTTAACCTGTATATCTTCGGAGAATTCTTCAAATGATGGTACGAAAGAACCGAACTTATAGTCAATAACCTCAATAGTGTCCTTGTCTAACTCGGTTACTAAGTCCATAAAGCCACCACTAATAATAGGCTTACCTAATACGTCTAATTCTCCAAAGTCTAAAGTGAAAGCCTTTTCAATACCCAAAATCTTGCGGTTCGCAAAAATTGGGTCATAGCGGTTAATATACTTTTCAACAAGTTCTAGTGACTCATTATACAAAGCCTTCGGGCAGTTCTTGGTCATTACTTCGCCAGTAATCTCACATAGTCCCTTTGGCTCCGCTTTACAGGCTACGCACCACTTTTTAGGGTTATCTGTATCCTTGGGTTTTGCTATATCCCATATTGCAAATCCTTTGGAGTTTCTCTTATATGCTGCTAATACTGCATCTCTCCAATTAAGAAACTTTGCTGTATCTTCTTTATTAGTCACCTGACCATCTTCATGGGTGCCACGTAATGCAATTGCGTATCCTTCCATAACTTCGTGAAGCGCAGAGCCATGTACCGCGCCCCAATTGGTTGCAAGTTCTGGTTTTTTATAGTTTTGACTTTTACAATATGGACATGCTTCCTCATACATTTCTGGAGTATAGAATGTCTTCTTACAATCTTGACATTCGTACAATAAATAATTAAGCACATATTTAAATGCACAATGTTTATAAGTTTTAATTCTACTAGCACTAATAGATTTTATTTCGATGATAACACCTTTGTTTGTTGATATTGTGCCACTATATTACAATATTTTAAAAATTCTACTTGACCAAAATCAGTTTTTAATTTATTAATATCTTTATGAACCCATTGAATATTATTAATTGTATATCCAACTGAAGAATCAATTCTATCAATAGATGCTGTGGTTTCAATATTTTGATGATATCTGCCTATCTGTAATTTTATTCCAGATAATGCACATAAATAATTTTGTTTTTCTAGTAATTCTAATAAAATTTCTTTTGTAAGATTTTTATCAAACTCTATTTTACGTTTAATTGCACTATTTTTAGTTGATGCAAAGATTTGATTTAATATATGTTCATCTCTTTGAAAATTACAAGTACACTTTTTTGCTCTTGATAAATTTGAATAAAACATTGTACGCATTTCACCACAATCACATATACAATCCCATAATGTATTATTTTTGCAGTATTTAGTATTTCTTTTGATTACAACTAATGAACCAAATCTTTTACCAATGTGTGTTTCTATATTACGAATTCTTGCCATTAAATGCCTTTAAGTGAGTGGATTCTTTTATCATCTGGAATAAAAGTAGCCATATATTTAACTTGGAAGTCCATAGGTTCAAATGGTATGTATGGAGTATAAAAAATACTTATACCTTTTAGTGGTAATTTTTTACCTGGTATTACTTCAAATTTACCATCACAATGTTCACAAAGTTGATTACTATTTACATATTGTTTAGATGCAAACTTTTTACAAGTTGCACATCTATATATAATTTGTACGCCAAATGGCATTGGAAAAGGTCCATCAACCATATTAGGCAGTTGGTTTGACAAGATGTGGCCTTACGTATTGGTTATAAACATATTCTACTGATTTTTCTAATTGTACTAATGAGCCCCAATTAAGAATCGTTTCATAAATAGGCCATACAACACCATCTAAATCTTTTTCAGAAATATGTTCGTCGGCTCCAGTAGGAGAGGGTTCTCTCCATACTCTAAACACTATTGCATTATTTTTACGAGCCTCTGCTAATTCGTTTCTAAAACGACAATCTGTAACAATTACTACATCAGCATCTGTCTTTTGACTGAATGGACCTTGTGCCCAAATTCTATCAAGGAATCTATTTCTACAAATATTACTACCAAAGTATTGTAAAACTTCTCTAATAGTCATAAATCCAGAGCGCCCCATGTATCCATCTTGAATCATAGGCGGGCTTTGAATGTCTTCCCATTTGATATTTGACTGCTTCTGTTTACCTTCTTCCGTTGCCATATCTTCCCATGAAAATCCAAAGACTTCATGACAAAATCTTTTAAGTGGTGCTGCGAATGATGTAATTAGAATATCTTTTGCTAGTCTATCTTTATAGATTAGTTTTTCTAACATTACTGCAACTGTATCTTTGCCATGTTGCTTACGACCTGCTAAAACTATATATAATGGTTTATTCATTGATTTCTCTTTTATTAAAGTCAAACACTAAATAATGTTTAGCGTCTTTTTTGGACATAATACCATCTTCTTTAACCTTACGAATCTCTTCAATAACTTCATCTAATGTATTAAAAATTCTGTCGTGACCAAGTAGGCCAAATAACCAACCAGAAACGTGACCCTTACCTTTGTTGTCAATAACATAAATTGGTTTTTGTGCAAGACTAGCAACTACAATTTCATGAATTGTGCCAGTAGTTCTTTCACTATCACTTAAATTAACAATTAGAATATCAGCCTTATCAACCATTCTAAGGTCAACGTGGATAATTCTTTCCATAAGACTTGATAGACCAGCCCAATCTTCCGCTTCTCTAAGTTCATTACATAACTTTTGTTCCTCAGAGAGTGGTTGTGCAATATTGCTAAGTGGTTTATTACATGGATTAAGAACATTATAGTCCTTAATACCAAGTTTAACTAATTTAGCATGTGCGTCATTACGCCAGCCAACACCTAAATTTTTAGCATAGTCCATTGGTCCACATAAATAAACCATAACGTGTGACCAATCTAATTCTTTCATCTTATTCATTAAATAATGTCTCCAAAATTTCGCCAACGCCCATAGCGCCATAATCCTTTTCTTTTGGTGGAAGTTTGATTATGACCTTAAATAAAGAGCAAATTTGCGACTCTATACGTTTAGCCGCTTCACTTCCAGCATTGTTCTCATCATTATCATAACATAGAACGACCGTTTCCACACCCAAAGAAATCAATAACTTTTGTTGTTCGAAAGATAAGCCTAATCCGAGCGTAGCAACTACATTGTTAACACCGGCCATTTCCAACTTCCAAACATCAATCGGACCTTCAACTATAAAAACCTTTTTAGTTTTCTTGATAGTATCAATACAGTTATTGAGATTATAAAGTACGGACGACTTATTGAAGGTACCAGACTTGCGGGTAACAAAGTCTCTACCGTGTACCCATTTTGCTTGGTCTGTGTCTTTAATAACAACACGCCCTGTGAAGCCAACAAGATTATTTGTAGCGTCAAAGATGGGTACAATCGCCCTATGGTCCATAAACGTACCAGTCTTTTGCCAGTATCCAACCTTATGTTTCGCTAATACTTCTTTAGAAATCCCTCTCCCAATGAAATAAGTATCAGCCATCAAAATATTCAATTTGGACTTATCAATTGGAGCATTGTCACTATCTACCGAAACTTGCCTATTACTAGACTGAGTAACCGGCGCGTCTTTTAGTTCCCCATTTCTAAGTTCATTTAGATACGCTATTGCCTGAGGAAATGCCATTTCTCTCATTGACATTACAAGGCCAACTATATCTGAAGATGTATCCTCTTGACACATGTGAGTATAACATCTCCAAGCATCTTTACCAAAGGACCACACAAATGCCCTTGGGTTATTACCATCACCGCCATGATACGGCACTGGACATTTAGCAATAAGATATCTACCTATGTCGACATATTCAATTGCAAAGTGTTTAAGCACGGCAGTAACGTGAGAATTGCCCCACTTTTTAATGTCGGCTATCTCTTCCTTTGTAAACTTTTTATATTCTCTAATCACGGCCAATCTCGCTTTCGATTATATCATCTACTGTAACATCATCTTGCTTTTTCTTTTTACGCCTATAATGAGTTTCAGTTTCTTGTTGTGGCTTGCGTTCAAACTTAAATAAACCAAGTTCTGACATTTGGCCAGTTGATTTATCATAATTCATTTGAATATGCTCATCTTCAGAGGTTGCGGGACCATGCCTAGATACGAATACTCTTATTAAGTGTGTACCGTTTGGGTCTTGTGCTTGTAACTCTGGGGTCTTTGCTTTAAAGAGTGACACAGAGTCTACTAGGTCAGCAATACGCTTAGATGCTCCTAAACAATTAATAGTGGAGTCATCTTCTCTGTTGGTCTGGCCGAATGTAAGACACGGAACTTGATACTTGTTACAGAAGTCTTTAAGAGCAGACATACTTAGACCAAGCAACTGCCATTCCTGTAGGCCGAATCTCTTTAAGTCGTTGAAATCTGCTAGTTTCACATAGTCGTATATGATTAAACCTTGTGGAAACTTACCTTCTGCCGCTACCTTGTTCTGTATAACCCAACGACGCATAGCAGGAATCATGTCAGTTACCTGTTTGCCTGCTGCTCTAATATATGTAATGTTAAGTTGTTTAAACTCTTCTTTACCAGCCTGAATACGCGGCCAATGCTCATATTCATCTTTGGTTGGGTCATTCCAGAAGCCTTTCTTTAGCATATTGGTTGGAAGTTTAGTAAGAATAGAGAATATTCTAGTGGATACTAGACTCTTGTCCATTTCTGTATCTATATATAGAACTGGGAGGTGCTTACTAATATGTAGGGCTGCATTCATACCAATGTTTGACTTACCTGTCTTGTTTGTTGCAATAATCGCGTGAACAAGACCATTAGAGAGGCCGCCAACCCTTTCTTGCCAGTTTGGCATTCCAATATCTAGCCCCATGTTACCTGGGTTCTCTCCAAGGAATTCTAACTCTTGGTCAATAATATCTGCAAGTTTAATTGCCTGATTTTCTGAAAAGTCTGTTGAAGATGTAACAGATAATACTGTATCTTCAAACTTTGTTAGAATCTTTGATAGGTTATCATCTGTAGACTCTATATAATCAGCAAGACCGCGAAGTTCATGCTTCGCTGTGCGCTTCATTGACTCTTTTTTAAGTTGCCTTACATATGTAAGAGCCTCATCGCTTTTTGGTTTTAGCGCAATAATATCATTAATGGCAGCGCCACTTTTAGTAATCTCATCAAAGTTGTCAATCGCCAATGTTTTGGCAGTAGACGCAATAAGATTCTTATTTGGTTTTTGACCATTCTCAATGATATTAAGAACTACTCTAGCAATTGTTTTATTTGTAACGTTCTCAAAATCATCATCGCTAATCTTAAATGGCAATGTAAATGCAAAGTCATCTAAGTTAATTAACGCTGATAGTGTACCTCTCTCGGCTTCTATATTTCCGCTCATAATCTCTCCTCAATCATTTTTTTCAATTCTTCAACAGACCATTCGGTGAAGTCGTCTTCCTGTAATACTATTAGTGTAACGTTGTTGAGGTCGGCAATTTTTTGTTTTTTGTCGTCTGCGGATTTTTGCCTATTAAATCCAGCCTTCGTTGTATGGAAAAACTTCACATATTCAAAATGTTGCCTACCGTGAAATTCGAAAGCCATACGTTGATGAGGTATCCAAAAATCCCATGATAAATTACCACAGTTAGGAAGTGGGTAATCTTCAAAGAGATTATTCCTGCCATAGATTTTAGCAAGAAGGTTACCTAATTTATACTGCGCGCCTGAACGCGCAGATGCTTCGTCTTTGAGTTTAAAGTTTGTATCTAATTCAAAGGTATGTTCTTTGCCGTTAATATCTTTAAACTTCATTTATCGCCCTAATAGAGCGAGAACCTTTGTCTCAATCGACTTGAGTACACTGTCATTGTTACGAATATAAGATGCTGCTTTTTCTGCTCCAACAATCTTAAGTTCGTTCTTCTCACCCTTATTAAACGTATAAGTTCTTGCGTCTACGTCTACGATACCTAGTTCAATGGCTAGTTCTGATAACTCACGGGCGCGGTCGATTCCCTGGCCGTATTTTAACCAGAATGATGGAGTATAGTTAGTTGTTGGTAGTTTGTTCTTAACAACTTTAACTTTAACTAAGTGGCCTAGAATGTTACCTGTATTCTCATCAATATCGAAGTTGTCTTTACCTTCATTTTTCATGAGTTTAACACGTTGGCAACTATAAAACTTAACTGCGTGTCCACCTGGTGTAACTTCTGGGTCACCGAACATCTTACCTGGGTTCTCACGCACTTGGTTAATCCAGATTAGACCATTGTTGTTCTTTTTAAGGATAGTCTTAAATCTGCGACATACGTCTGACATTAGTTTAGCAAGTTTACCAATTGTGTTCTCACCAATGTCTTTGCCTAATAGGATAGCCTCTGGCACTAATGCGTCAATCGAATCAATTACTAAAATGGCGTTCTTAAACGTACTAATAAACATTTCAGCATATTGTAGAGACTCTTCACCTGTCATTGGGCGTGTGTCTTCGGGGTCGTCTTCATCTGCTATGATTGCTTCGCGGTAAATCCAAAGAGGTTCACCAACAGCATTCTTTTTATCCATATCAAGAGTTTGGATAGACTGTAATAAAGACTTATTAAGCGAACCTTCTACGTCTAAGTAGCCAACTAGACCACCCTTTTGTTGATGTTGTCCTAATATCTCAAGAGCAAGTGTGCTTTTGCCAACACCATTTTGTGCAAATATTTCATGCATATAACCTAATGGAAATGCTTCTGATAACGCCATATCTAGGCGAAATGAGCCACAGCCAACCCCTTTAGGCGTGTCAACCTCACCAGACATATTACCTTTAAACTTCTTTACTACGCTTTTGTTAAAGAGTTTAAAATCATTTGTTCCATACGCAGGGTCACTACTATTAGCAATATCTGTAGCCATTATATTTCTCCTAAAAAGTCTCTAAGGGTTATGTTTTTCTTTGGTGCTTGTATTTCTTTATCTTCAATCTCGACTTTGTCTTTTGATGGTCGATATTTGTTTTTGTAGACCTGCACTAGTTCTAACAATGTAAACTGAGGTTCTGCTTTATAATCTCTAAGTTTAAAAATAAGTAATCCAACATCCCCATCGAATAGGAATGCTGGATTTTTATATAGGAAATACGCTAACTTATCTCTACCTACTTCTTTTGAAAGTTTACCTGCAAGTTTAATTAATTTGACATATTCGTCATATAGTTTAGGACTACGCCAGAAAAAATCATTTTGATTACCGTATTTATTGAGCATCATGATTTCTGCTAACGAGGCAGTAAACATTCTATGTTGGCCGTCGCCACATATGATATCGTATTTAATGGTTGGTTCTTTGGACATATCTTTCTACTTTAACGCGAGCATTGCAACAATTAGAAAATTCTGCAACCTCTTCTTGGTTTATTGATTGATAATGGGGCTTGGTCCATTTCATACAATTTGTACATCTATATTGAGTAACTAGTATATCACCTCTATATTCTTCTATTTTTAATTCTGGTCTGATATAATTAGTTAATAATGAACGCTTGTGATGCTTCATCTACTTTGCGCCTCTCAATTTTAGAGTTATTGCCATCATACCATGTAATCTCAACCTCTTCAGGTGAGCGGTCTGAGGCTCCTACTCCATAATACAATACTTGAGGCGCTTCGCCACCCAAATAAGCCTCTACCTTCATTGAGTAGAAATAAACTTTTGCGTGACGCGGTAAGAAAATACCTTGGTGGTCAAATTGTAGTTGTAATGAAAATACCTTAAGGCTCTTACGTTTTGTATATTCTTTTAAAAGAATCCATGGACGAATATCCGCTGGTAATTCCCATTCTCTAATATATTTAAAGAGTTCACTTTTTATAGTTTCCTCATTATATAAAGAACCATCTGAAAGCTCTACTTTAAATCCACGCATAGAATACTCCTAGGGAATTAGTTCTATTGGGAGTATACTATCTTTTCGAGTGATATGAGTACGGATTCTGTGACAATTAGAACAAACTATATCACATTTAGAAATTTCTTTTTCGAGCTTCTCACGCGGATGAGCGACACAAAGTGCTATATCAAACTCTTTAAGATGTGGTTCTCTATGGTCAAAATCCATACAACATGGTGGAAAAATTTGACCACAATCCATACATGGAACGGATTTAATATTATTAATCCATTCTCTACCTAATTTTGCCTTTTCAATCATTGCAGCATTATGTTCTTTTTTATTTTCTTGATACCATTGTTTAGAACGTGCTTTACGTTTTTCTTTACCTTTATCAGTAGAAAAATATGCTTGATTATTTGCTTTTACTATTTCAGGATTTTTAGCACGCCATTCTTTGGTTTTATTATTTACGCATTCCTTACATTGTCCACGTTTCTTTATTTCAGAAGAAATGCGATTAAAGTCTAGAATATCCTTTTGATGTCTACAAATTGTGCAGGTATACATAAATAACTATAAGCTAGAGGTACTCGAGTTTAAATAAGAAGGCAAAGTCTTTCTTTTCACCCGTATTAATTGGGCTTACAGAAATACCTAGGTGATAATCGTGGATAATTGAATTTGTTGCACGACTACCAAGGTTCTTAGAGTTTGTACCAGTTTGAGAAATTTGTGTCCAAGATGAGTCTACTACGACTTCAAATACTTGAACTGTGATACCTGACACTAGGGCGCTTTCAGAAGCGACACCAGAAGTAGCGCCAAGTTGTACGCAAAGAATCTTTGCGTTTTGAGTTTGTACGGCTGTACCAGAAGGATTGGTAAAGCGTACACGTAAAGTTGCATCAGGGGCGGTAATAGTGCTAAGCGCAACTGAACCAGACCCGTTAGGATTAACTGATGCTGAGTTAACATATTTAAGGTTTTGGAGAATACCAGAGTAGGTATTTACACCAATATTTGGAGCAATACCACTTTCATTACAAGCATAAGTAGTGTCTTGATAAGTAGAAACGGTTACGAAAGACCCAGGACCAGTAGACCCGAAAAAGCCAATACGGTTCCATTCTGTGCCGGAACCGGCAACAAATGGGTCGAGTTGGTAAGGGTGCGAACGGGCGCCTGAAGATGCGTGAAATTGAATTATGCCTGAAATAGCCATTTTGGTTTATCTCCTAGTAGTATTATACACTATTTTAAGTTGTGAAATCTGATACGTAATGAGGTGTATCTGTGAACGGTCCAAAGATTTGGGAAATTTGTAATTGAGGAGTAACACCAGAAGTAACCTCATTAACCCTGCCCACCCAGGTATCTAGTACGGTTGACCCCCTACGTTTAGCACTAAAGCCAATAAACACAGAACCATCTCCATTATCTAGGGCGCCTTGTGGCTGTATAATCTTTGGTGGCCAAGGAAGTGAGAATGTTGTAGAACTTTGTTGTTCAAAGATGGGGGCAATGTTATTATCAAAAATTAAAGACCTACTACTTTGAATCCATGGAGAAAGCGAATATTGCATACCAGAGGCTGAAATTCTTGGAAAACTAGTTTCAATTTGAAATTCATAATGATATAAAATAAAATCTGTAGCAGTTGGGCTTCTGCCATAAATATGTCCATTAATACATCCAATATATTCTGGTTCGTTAGCAGCAGTAAATGTGCTATTAAAGGCTTGAATGGTACCAACACCGTTTGTTCCATTCCAAACCACAGACCTTAAGAAACTATCTGAACCTTCTCTTGCATTAATAATTTGATATGATGATAAGTTTACACCAGAAGATGGAGCATGAGATGCAAGACTATTACATATAATAGTGACAGAAATAGGGTCAGTTGTATAATTTGCGGTACCAAACCATTCTGTAGCATCAACAAAATCTAATGAATTTTTATTCCATCTAGCAACAGTCATATATTCAGTAAAGAATTGTGGCGCTCCACCATTACCAACGCTTCTCACTGCTGACCAAATTAAATTAGATTCAGTATCTGGGTCATATGATGGTGTGCAATCTAAAAATCTCTTAGCACTAGCCATATTTGCGGTTTGAAAAGATGTTTGGTCTGCAAATCTAGTCCATAATCTTTCTCCATTAATTGGAGAATCTAATGAAGTACCACTTGCGTTAACACTCCAAAACCCATTATCAAAAATATGTATACCGCTGGCTCGTAAGTAATCACCATTAATACCATTACGCACAAACCCAGAACTACCTAATCCATATCTTTCGTATTCGGAGAATACTGGCCAAATACCAATTAATCCAGAACCTATATCAGCACTAGTATCATAAACTTGAAAACCATATAAACCACTAGTTAATGAGACTACTGGTGCTGTAAATTCTCCTAAGCCTGCTGGTAGTGCTTTATTAAGAATACGACCATATACTGCTTGACAAGTACCTGCGGCAGATGATTTAAGTTTAAATACGTCTAATAGGTCATATCCTATACGAAGTTGACTTGTTGTTACAGCAAATCCATCTCCTAATACTAGAAATCTACCAGTATTTGCCGCAGCATATCCGCTGCCAACTATATTTGTGCCTGTTGGTTGACCAGTAATGTTATAGGCATGAGCTAAATCTCTGGTACCAACATTGACCATTGTGCCATTTGTTGACATAAAGCATGGAAAGATTGGTGATAGTTTGTTTGGCCCAAATGAATTAGTAGTAGAAAATCTAAACTTAGAAACTCTTGGGTATGGATTATAGAGCACTTCGTCTAGGTCTTTATCGTATATACCACCAGATAGTGAGGCTGGATTTGGATGTGTCCAGTTGGGCGAACCAACATGATTAGTCATATAATCTGCCATAATCTGTACGCCAGAGTAGTCAGAATCAGTAGATATATATGTCATACATAGACCACTTACTGCATCGCGTAGGTCTTGTATATAGTCTACGAAGTTAGCACATGCTGGTCCGGCATATACTCCAACTAGAGGAGTTTCTGCTGAAGTAAGTGAACCGGTTAAGTTTCTGCCTTGTGTGTCTGGTTCAAATAACCCAGTGACTAGCGCGCCTTTATTAATGTATTTGGTAAATTTACGATTATTACCAGTAACACCAGTATAGATATCACGTTCTGCAATAATTGCAAACATTGGCTCTTCAAAGAATACGCCAGATAACCCAACCTTTTCGCCAGTGGCGATTACAAATGGGTCACGAGAATATACATATGGACGTACACCACTCTGAATCATTATTTCCTTTTATGAGTTCTAATAGCATGACAATTAGCACATACCAATTCACATTTAGAAATTTCTTTTTTAATTGATATATCAGAAAATAAATAACCATTACTTAATTGAAATTCTTTTTTATTTCCTGGCAAATGGTCGAACTGCATAACATAAGAAGGATAATATTGATTACAATCTGCACATGGAGTATTTTCTTTAATTTTATAAATTCGTTCTCTTTTATTTTTTCTACGTTTTTTTCTATCTAAAGTACGACAATCATTACATTCACTTTTTAAACCACAACTTGCGCGATTATCTTTTGTAAATTTTGAAAATACTTTCATTTTTTTACAATGACCACATTGTTTTTTATTGTTTTTAATTATTGTTTGTCTCATGATTACACATATTTTAAGAATGTTGAACGACTGATATGAATATATCGCACATCAGCTCCACCAGTACCGCTTGTGGGTGTATAGGTTGCCATTAATCCTCTATCTCCTACTTCTGCGAACTGAGGATATGGGATAACATATACGTTTGAATATTGAGCCTGTGTGAGTAAACCAGAAGCATCTAATTGTTTTACAACTGCCGTAGCACCACTTGTGCCAGCATTTGTAAGGGATGTTATCATTGCTGGAATACCACCACCACCATTACCTGGTGGAATAATTACGAATCCTGATGTTGCTGGACCTGGCCTCATTGAGGCGCCGGTACTTCCTTCTACTGGTGCTTGAGAGCCAATTGATAGTGCAACGTTGTTTAATGATGATATACCATAAATCCAACGACCATGTGGGTCACCATAAATTGATACGTTATATGAACCACCTGTGTTTGCTGACTCTACAGTTGTGATTGTTCCTGCGTTAAACTTTCTACCACCAGTTAGGTAGGCTAGTTCTTCACCGTCTACACGCTTATGTAGATAAACACATTTATCATTTAGATTCAAGTAACCATCATTACATACAACACCTTGCCATGTAACGTCATAACCGTTTCGAATTGTCTCTTGTGTTGGTCGATATGCACCTTCTCTATTAGAGATAATTAATGTGCCAACGAATGATGGTCCATTATTTTGAATATAAATAGTATTTTGGTCTTTAACAGTAGTTAAAATATCTGCTTGATTAATATCAACATTATCTGGGAAAATTGCTACACCAACGCTTAACGAGTTAAGAGTATGTGAATGAACACTTAATCCAACACCAATTGTAATATTTGTTTGTGAGAATACGAATGTACGCTTTCTATCTACCATTACGAAATAACGCTCTTCTGATTCTACAGTTTGGCCATTAATTAGTTTGTTACATGCTGCTTCATTAAAAATGTTGTTAATACCAACACATGTGCATGCTTCTTGTCTCTCAAAGTCAAAGTTTAGTAACTGTGAAGGATTTGTTGGCATATTAGTTGGTGATAACGTTGTTGGGTTAATAGGACCTAATGTTGCTAAGAAGTTTCCTAGGTCTGTATAATCAATTGGCTGGATAACACCTTCTAATCTTGCGCGTGTGCGTTCTTCTAATGGGCTTGGAATGCGTGGGGTAGAAAAGAATGATTGTGCTCGATAGTTGGTTTCTAATCCTCCAACACCATAGTTAATATTAACTTCGTTAACACCATGTTCGCGTTCACCAATTAAACCACTTGCATTTGCAGTTTGAGTTGCGAATGAGTCAAATGAAATTCTTGGTAAACCAACTTGGGTAATATTTACATACTGAGAATCTGCTTGGTCTGACATTCTAGCATAGATTCTATCATATGCTCTTCTATTTAATTTATCTATAGAAGTATCTGCATTTTCTGGGAATTCATTCCATGGTGCCAAACCATCATCTATAACTACATCATCACCACGAATTGGGTCTGAAGTACCAGACGCCCAATTCATTGGATATGAAACACCATATCTCTTATCAGACGCTACTGGAATTGCAACTCCACTTAAGAATGAGTATGGAACAACAACTTGTGTTGGGTCGATTAGGTCTATAATACCAGATTGTCCGATTTGTAAACCTAACTCAGTTAGTGTTGCTAAGTTGCCTAATACATCGTCTTGTATGATACCAGACCCTGCTAATGTTGGTAATTGGCACCATACTGTATGCTCTGGGAAGTTTTCGAATGAGAATGACTCATCGTGACGTGGGTCCATAATACGACTACCAACTATCGCTAGTGTTACTGGCACATAGTGCTCGCCATTACCAGATGGGTTAAATGGGCGTGCGTCTTCAGTCCATGACATAAATGATGTTGGAGAATCTTCACCAAGTGGTCCATAAACTGTACCAGATGGAAACACACAGTGTGCGCCTACTTTGTTATTTGCAACATTAAAAAATGGAGAAACTGGACCATATCTTCTGTCAATTTCGTAGTCATCTGTAAATGGAAGAGATGGGTCTTGTCTTTGATTTTCTAGGTTACACCACGCTTCTTCTAGCACTGTATATACTTTATCATTACGGACTAGTGCATTAGTGGCAACATAACTCTTACCATAATGGCGTTGAGCATGTTGATTGGCTCTTGAGAAAAATTCGATAACCCAGTTACTATCTAAGTCTCTACGATTATTAATAACACGAATATTTGTATCTGGATTTTCTAATATTTCAGCAATTGGTTGACGTGGGTCTAATCTGCTTTGGAAATCTGGATGTTGTGCAGCAATGCTTCCGGCATCTCCTAATAGACTCCAGCCAGAAGGGCTTGGCTCTGTCTGGTATTTCTTAAAGTATGTCCATTGCTCAATACCAGCAAGCGCCATTTGAAGTTCTTTTTCTGAAGGAATGTATGTTCTATAGAAACCATTGGCATCATAGAATCCAACGGTTAATAATGACCATGCTGCTTCAAATAACAATGTGCCAGAACCAGGCTGACCATCATAAATTGTGTCTAGCCCATCTATTGAAGAAAGTAGACGGCTATTCATCATGCCTTCTTGGCGAGCGCCAAGCATAACAACTTTTGTAGACTCTGTTAGTTTATCAATACCATATGAGATTTGTTTAACATTTTCAATACCCGAACCACCAAAACCATCAATGATAGTAAGGATGCGGCTTTCTGGAATTGTAAATGGAGCCTTTTTATTGATAAGATAAACCTTATCTTGAGCCATATTCCAATACCACTCGAAAGATGTGTCGAGTGTTACGCTATCCATTACCTCTCTAAGTGTATTTAGGTCAAATTTAAATCTTAATGAGTTTATATCTGTTCCAATATTAGGCGCAATGTCTGCAGCAGTTGGTAATTGTGCTTGTACACCAGAACCAAATCTATTAGCGATTGCTGCCACAATTTGTGGATATGTAGCACCAAGATTAATAATACGCTGATATTCTAAATAGTTAGGGTCATTAGATTCTATTTCTGTTTTTGTAACACCACGCGCTGGCCATGTACGAGAAACGCTTTGTGTAATACCATACATTAAGCGATATTCTCTTGCTACTGAAACTACTCCACTTGGAACAGATTCTCCAAAGTCATCAGTTGAGACTTTATATTGGTCAAGAGTTGGCCTGCGGTCACGTAAGTTAACGTTAAGCATTGTGCCATTTTCGCCGGAGTCCCAATCAGCGTGTACTACTGTGCCCTTTAAGTAGAATCCAGAAATTTGCATTTCTAGTTCAGTATTAATGGCCGGTAGATTACCAGATGCGCCGTGACCATATCCATTGCCAGATGGTATAAAGTCCAATTCAAAAGTGTGAGGTTCAGAGTTAAAGCCGAAGGTTGCTCGCATACCAACTAAGTATGCAAGAAGATTTGAGCCTGGTTGACCGGCAGTAATTTGTCCGCTTGGGAATGGAATCCCAAGGAATGGTGTTGATGGTCCCGATATGACTGATACGTATGGGGCGGACATTAGTTATTTACTCCGATGACTATTGAATCTGTGACTATGAATCCATTTGCGTCTCTAACTCTAAATACTGGAATATACTCGCCAATTACTGGATACATCTTATAAATATTTTGAGTTGATGCTGAACGTGTGCCATCACCAAAGTAAATATACTTATCTACTATTGGAGAAGGTGCTGAATTGATTACTCCACTAAATGCTACTGATAATGGCGCAACACCTGATAATGGTGATGCTGTTAATGAAATTGTTGGCAATGTATATCCAGAAGCTGTATTAATAATACGTCTGTCTGAACTTACTAATCCATTGGAGTCTATTGCAATAAAGATTACATCAAATATACCAGACTTTGAAAATGTATGGTCTGTAGCATATGTGCCAGAACTTGTGACCGTAGAACCAGAAGTTGCTGTAATATCTGAAAAGAACCAATAGGTTTGATAAACTGACTTACCTTGTTGACCAGAGGCAGTTGCTTCAAAATGATACGTGTGTGGTGGGAAATATCCAGATTGATTTGTATCTGGGATAAAGATATTTACTAGTGGAGGAGTTTCATCAATATAAACTACTGCTCTAGAGTCAAATTGTTCAATCTGACTCATGGCAATTTTTGCCTGTGCGTCAAATTCTTTCTTTGTTCTTCCAACGATATTAAAGAATGCAACGAATGCATTAGATTGGTCTACTGGCTCAACAGCCCGTGTATATCCACCTATTGTTCCAGATGCTGCAGATGTTGCTGCTGAATAACCACCAAGATAGTTTTGTGCTGGTACTAATCCCCATACATAACCAGCGATACTACCAGATGATGTTGGTCCAACTCTTACATAACCTCCTAGCATTCCACTTGTTCTTACTGGAATACCAGACATCCATCCACCTAACATTCCAGAGTTTGAAATACCAGTCTTAATATAACCACCAAGTATACCACTTGTATAACTAATAACTATATCGCTACCAGTTGTATAACCACCAATAGTACCAGATATTGATGCTGCTGGAGTAATAAAACCAGATTGTTGTTGATAAAAATCTCTAATCATAGCAGATGGCACTGGATAATGTAATAAAATAAGTTCATCAACTATACCAGATGGATTGCCATTTGTTGTTCCAACTGGAAATCCAATATACATTTTATTTGTTGTTGCAGCCAATGCATTAAGATGCCATAATCCAGACCTACTTTGTAATTTTGTTACTGCGGCGGCAACGCCAGAAACATATAAATCAGCAGTGCTTTCGCCTTGATTATACACAAATGCAAAGTGCGACCACATACCAGAACTAATTTTTGCAGATGCTTGTCCGTTCCACGAATAGTTATTTCCTCCTGTACCATCTCTTGCAAGATATATGCTTGGGAAGGACCTTGTTTCTAATTCCATGTGAAATGGAGAAACTGGAGAAGTAGATGCGTTTGCTCCCCATATACAATCTGTTGATACAGAACTCCATGTTAATGGTCTTATCCATCCCATTAATGTAAATGAGCCAGTTGGATATATTGTTCCTGGTGTAATTTGTGGGGCTGGTCTATACCAATATGCTTCAGCATCCATTGCAGTAATACCACTACCACGACTACCATCTGCTGCACCTGGACGTAATACTCTTGATGCATTATTATATTTATGCCACCACGATGCACCAGATGCTGCAAGGTGCATATTATTTTTACGGTCAATAATATATGGTGATGCACGTTGACCAACAATATTATGTCCAGTACCTGATTGATATGTATCTAATTGATAATGAACTCCAATATATGGATTTGCATCATTAAGAGATGGCCAAGATGTTATTGGTGCAACACCAGAACGAAATGCGTTATATTCTGCCATAGTTGGAGATGCACCATTAAAAAATCTAAAATCTTCTATTGCTCCTGTAAAAAAGCCAGATGGTGTTTTACCATAATTTGCAGCCCCAATAACAAATACTCCAGATGCTCCAGTCTTACTAAACACTGGATTACCAACACAATCAGACCATAATGTATCATTGATAAAACAGTGAACAGATTGTCCAACTAGTGTATCATTATTATGTGAACCACCAATAATAAAACAGAAATCAAACCATTTTCCTGATGGAATCCAGTTACCACTTGGGCTATTAATAAAATAGTTGGTAGTTGTACCATTGTTTTTTAATGCATAGAATATTCCACCACTAGTATTTATTCCAATATACCAATCTCTATCAGAACCAACCTCATTCCACCTACTAATAATAAATTGGTCATGACTAAAGTCTGAAATTTTCATACTGCACATAAAACCATAATGTGCATATATAAGTGCGTCAGCAGCTCCACGATTTTGTGGAGTGCGGATATTTGGACCCAATCCACTACCATTATTCCAGTTTAACCAGAAACAAGATGACGTTCCATCAAACTGAACACCAGACGTTTGGCGATATCCAGCAACTTGTGTGAGTGTTCCTGAGCTTTTTAAATGATTAGTATGTTTTGAATCTAAACCACTACCACTAGAAATATCATCAAACTTCCATTGAGAAATCCAATCTGGGTCATGATAGCAATTTGGAAATACATAATTATTGCGCCCCATAATAGGAGTGCCAGAACCATAATGTCTACGTGTTGGAGTAAATGTACTAAGAGACATTATAATATTCCGTAAATGGACATACTTTTAAAGTAGTACCATCTGTAAATTCTACTGTAATCCAGTTTATTTGTGTATTAACTTCTTTAATAGAGATTATCCAAAATGTTTTATTTGGGTTTATAACATCCATTTGTTCTCGTATGTATACAAGAATACCATATTTAGGAACTCTTCCATAGATATGGCCGGATATAACTGAACCATTTGCGAGGCCAACTCTACCAGAAACACCGTTTGCTTCTAGGAATACGCCACGCTGTACCTGTAATCCGGCTGTAGATGTGCCGAAAATCTTAGAGGGAGTCTTTACTCGAACCTCTTCAGGAAGTTTAAATTCAAAATCTTCGAACTTTAAATAACCATTTTCTATTTTAAACATACACCTATTCCTATAGACCGATAGGCCGAGCTTACGCCCGGCCTATCTTATTGTACACTTTTAACGAACTACGATTAAGCAGTTACGAGTGTGTATGGGCTTGCAACCGATACAACAGTAGAGATAGTACGAGTTAATACTGTACGAGCTAATACTGTGTCGCTTGCGTCTACGACAGTTGCGCGAACAATGCGAGCGCCAGTGACCCATTGGACCACGTTCATTGCATTTGCTGCTGCGCCACCAGATAGACCTGATTTCATGCGTGTAGGCATTTTAAATACTCCTAAATAGGATTTGTCAAACAAATGGTCGATTTCTCGCCAAGGAATTCAATTTCTCGGGCGTTAGGAGGCTCAACTGAATTTAGGAGCCAAGAACCCTTCGCAGCACGCTATATTGTATTATACACCAAGTCCGTGTGGTGGGCGTCCTATACTATATACGGGATGCCTGCCAGGACTAACAAATTCAAAAAGATTTACCTAGACACCCCAACGGAACCATAGTATATAAGAGAAGATAGAAGAAGGACAAAAGAGGCTTCAAGGCCGACAGATAAGATTCTCCTAAGAAAGAAAGTAGTAGTAAATAGATAAGAGTAGACAGAAGGGTGAATTAAGTCTGTGAACCCGATGGATTGAACTTCCAATACCAATCGTAAGTCACTCTGAAAGCAAGATGTCCGTTGCTCCCAAGTCCATATCTTCCTAGTGGCATTCCGCTTGGAACCGTTAGTGCTAAGTACACAAACTGTGAAGTGTCGTAATCACTTGCACTATCTAATGACCAACTCATACCATTCTGGGCCATGATGTTTGGAGATGTTGGAAGAGAAGATGGCATAACTGTTCCATAACCACTTGGAATATGGGCATTATAAATCCATTGTCCACTTGATGCGAATTCAATATGTCCACTTGAATTTAGAGCAGTTCCAGATGGCATCCATAATCTTAGACTGCTTATAGTAAAGTCATTATTTAGAGCCATGCCAACTGTAAAGGCTTGTACCCTAGACTGATATACTCCACTAATATTAGAAAAATCTAGGATAACATCTTCAAACTGCATTGCTTTTGCAACAGTTTCTCCTAACTCTTTTACCCAGGCAGGGTGTCCACCATACAGATTTCGAACGCCATTAGGCGAAGTCTGTTCGTTGATATCCCATTCGAATATTTGTATTGTTGGATATACAGCCATTAGATTACCAATTGATTTCTTTTAAATGTTCTATCTGCATGGCAATTTGCACAAACGACTTCACATTTATCTATTTCATTTAAAATTCTTTCTAAGTTTAGACTATAATCTTGAGAAATATTAAATTGTTTTTCACCTCTCTCTGGTAGATGGTCAAACTGCATAATATGTGCAGCGTATTGAATACCACAATCAGCACATGGAACATTTTTTAATTTTGCGATTATTGCTTTCTTTTTTTGTTTATTATTTTTAGTTGATTTTGCAGCTGTCTCTTTATTATTTTTTCGCCAATTTTTATATTTTTCTCTTTCACATGGGCGACACCAAGAATTTAAATATTGACATTTTCCATCTTTTCGAATACGAAATTCATTTGATTGTTTCTCAATTTTACATTTAGTACAAATTTTAGACGAAGTCATACATAAGCCTATATCTAAATCCCCCAGCGCCGGGACCGCCATACGTTCCTACTGGTACGTTTGTGCCAGTATATAAATCAAGGTAAATATATTGTGAACAACCTGATTCTGCTATTGTTTGTATATATATTCCAGATGCTGTTGAAAGAACGTTTCCAGAAGTTGGAATTGAAGTTGGAACATTTGTATCTGAAAGTGAAAGAGCCTTGCCACTTTGGAAGTGAACAGTCTTATCCCATAAGAAGTTATATGTTCCAGTACCCCATGCTGATATAGAGTAAAGATAGAATCTAAAATTATATAATTCTAAAGCATCTCCCATAGATGTTGGATGGAAAAATACAAGTTTGGTTCCAGCGTATACTCCACTATTTGTAACGTTTAAGAAACCATAATCAAGGTGACCAGATGAAGATGTATCCAAAAATTTTACGAATCCACTAGTTCCCGCGCCAAGATTGCGCGTTCCTGATGGGTTTATTAAGTTATCTAGTTGGATTATATCAATTTGTGGTAAGTTCATTGGTCACCTTAAGATGAGATAGTATGTAGCAAGATATCAGAGTCAGCACTGTTAACAGTAGCAAGGTCAACAGTAAACGCATATGAAACGTTTGCTTGTGCGGTTAATAGTAGTCTATCGTGACTTTGACTAACGTCTACAAGTCTTAAGGTAATAAAGTCAGCACTTGCTGGTCTATTTTGATTAATTAAATCTTGTACATGTGCGATTGCTCTGTTAACATCTCCTACAACATCTCCAGTATTTGCTGACTTCGCCATTACATCTATTGTAATAGAACCTTCTGTTGGTGTAGCAATGTCTTGTAGCATGTTACCAAGTCTACGGTGTGGTATAACATGTGAAACATATAAGCGTACAGCATCCTTACGATTAATGTTAATAGTTTGTTCAACGATACCAGATGGTAGGTTTTCTTTTGGATTGTCTGTGAACTGGTAAGTATATGTAAGTGTACCGTTAAATCTATTCTCCGAAATAGAAATTTGTTGAGGATTACTAATTGATAATGTACCTGACGCGCCATATGCGGTATATACACCAGATGCATCTGCGCCAATTGCGCCACGAATTGTGTTAAGGAATCCAGACTGTGCGTTATAGAAGGCCGCATATCTATCAGTAGTACCGTCAGAACGTGGGAAACCTTGAACTGTACCAGCAACACCGATAGTTGTAATACCTTCGCCATCTCTGTCATAAGTATAAGTACGAGCATCTGCATATGGTTTTGTGCCAGATGCATATGAGAATATTTCATCTACTTGATAAGAGCCAGCCTCAACGTCAATTGTCTCTGTACGACTGCGCTGGAATTCGTATAGGACTGAGGATACACCAGATACGTCACCAGGGACTACATATAGTGGGAATCCAGATGGAACGTGGGCTGTGCCTAATCTACTTAATACGAAGGCGCGGGCATTACTTATTGCATTAGAAGAGGCTCCGCTGACCGCAGTATTAATACCTACAGCACTAACATTGTGGGTAACATTTGTTGTAGCATTATCTACGTTTTCTTGGAACGTCCAAGAGTCTTGTGAAGATTGCACAACACCAGATGTGCCAGTTGCGGCAGTACGGGCCTTAAGTGTTACCTCATAGTCAAACTTGCGGAAATGGTCATTATCCTGTGGAATACTAATAGATTCAATATATGGATATATACCACTTACAACTTGTGTACCAGAAGCATATGTTGGATTAGCAGAACCAGCCTGAATTATTAATTCAAGACCATCAGAAGCGAAGATGGTCTTAAGTGTCGCCATGTTATTGACAACATCTGCATAACATCCAGACGGTGAGTTAATATAAACGCCATGTAATACCCAAGTATCCTCTTGAGAAAGCGCGACCTTATTTTCATTACGGTTGATTGCTCTAGAGAAGTCAATAAGTGGAGCTGGATAGAGTTTCTGCCCGCCATATAGGACTTCCCAATATGGTGAACCGAATGGTGAAACTGATGAAATTAAATTAGCCATTATCTAAACAAAGCTCCTGGTCGTGCAGCACCAGCACGGATTTGGTCTTCAACAATCTTACCGATTGTCACTCTAATATCATTTAACTCTTCTTCTGTAACGAATCCACGAGTGTTAAGCGCGTTCATAATCTGTTGAACCATTTCAGTTGCGCCAGTAATATCAATTGTCTGGGTCTGGTTAATATTGATTTCAGCCTTAGTATCTTCTAACTTAGAAGAAGCTGCGGTTGCAATCTGTTCTGACAACCTACTCATCGCGTCTGTATTCTCACCCATCTTATCAGACCATGCTCCTGATAATAATGCTCTTAGATTACCCATTGAATCTGATAGTTCTTTATTAGCCTTATTGATTGCATCGCCAATATAGTTAGCCATTTCTGCACCTGGACCAGTACGTATTGCAGCTGGTGCACCACCATTAAGTGTGTCTACTTTAAATCCAGGTCCTGCTTTTCCAATATCTCCCTGTTTACCATTTAGAATTTCTGTAATCTTATCATTTAACTCAATCTGTAGTTGAATTAATTTTTCTTGTCTTTCTTGTGGGTCTTTTGTTGATGCGATAATTAAATCGGCTTTATTCTTAAATTCTTGACGGTATTCTCCGATTTGAGAATCAATTGTTGACATTACATCTCTAATTGCCTTTTGTGTACTTGCTGCATCAAGTTGTGCCTGATATAGAGCGTTCTTAGCAATTAATACTTGTTCTTTTGCATTTGCAACGTTGGCACGAAGGTCAACCATACTCTTCTGTTGATTTACTAATTGTGTCTTATTTAATTCTGCAACGTTCTTTGTAAGGTCTGCAACTGTTTGCATAGTATCTGAAAGTCTTTCAATACCAACAGCCTTAGATTCACCAAGTGTAGCACCTTGGAAAATTTCTTTAATCTGGTCTTGTGTTAAGCCAGCGATACCAACACCATTTGGTAATTGGTCTAAAGCGCCTGAGATTTTTTCACGTAGGTCTTGAGGTAGAGACATGAGAGAACGCCCTAGGTCATTAAGTTGACCTTGGTCCATTCCTCTAAAGTTGTCAATATTACCATTAAACTGACTTACGATACTTTGAATTGCGGCAAGACCTTGTACGAACCCCTGTCTATCTTGACCAGAAGATGTAAAGAATTTATCTGCTTTGCTCTTTTGTTCGTCTAGAAGTCTTGAGAAAATTTCAAGTTGTTCAGATGCAGCCTGATGACGAAGTTCAGTTAACTTCTCTTCAGATGCTCCTGCTGCTTGTGCTGCTGAGATTACAGAGTTTAGTGCAGTGGATAGATTGGCAGCTTCATCACGTAGACCAAAGAAGTCTCCCATGATTTTACGTGAAGCAACTGTAGCCTTTGCTAATTCAAAGTTGAAGTCTGTGAAAGCGTCTGTTCCGCCTTGCATTGCGTCAATTAGAGCCGCTCTTGCGCTCTTTAGACCATCAAATGCAGCAGATAGTGCACCACGTTTTTCTTTAATATTATTAGCCGCTTCATCCATCTTGCCACGGATTGCATCTGTAATACCCTTTTGGGCATCAAACATTGACTTAGTAGAATTCTTTAAAGCCCGAGAAAGGTCAATTAACTTCATTGCACCTTGTAGTCGAATATCTTTTAGTTTCTCTTCTTCATCATAAACTCTTGATGCACCATTAATTGCATCAATATTTCCCTTAATGACCTGGGCTTGACGTTCCATTTCTTTCTTTGCAATTTCTTCTCCAACAGTTGCCCTATCTTTGTCGATATCTGCAATTGCTTTCTTTGTTGCAAGAATACCCTTTTGACTTTCTGGGTCTTTTGCATCTGGAGACGCTTCTGCAATTTTAAGAATTTGTTCTAATTCCTTCTTACGCATATCAAGAGCGGCTTGACGAATATTTTTAAGGTTGTCTATTTCAATAGCCATAGATGCTAATTTATATTCATTTGCACGTCTTGTAAATTCTATACTTGCTTTTGCATCTTCTACACCAGAAGTTGAAGTTCTACCATTCATATTGCGCTTTAATGAATCACGCGCCTGCGCTTCATCGTTAATTGCAATAGCAAGAGCAGTAGATTGTTCAAGTCTAGAGTCAAATAGACGCTTTTCTGCTTCAACAAGTTTAGCAGTATTTTCCATTTGTTTAGCAAGATTACTTAGACGCTCTTCATCAAACTTGCGTTGTGCCTTTGCTAATTCTTCTACGTTTTGAGTGCTATTTGCAAAGTTTGCAAAATCTTTTGTTGCTTGTTCTAATTCCTTATTTGCCTCTGTAATTCCATCTGTTAATATTTGGAAAAATTCAGGAGAAATTGTCTTATGCTTGGCAATATTATCTTCAAGAAGTTGGTCTGCTACAGATTTTTTAGTTTGTGCTTGTTTAAATGCTCTTTCAGCATCTGCTTTTTGTTTGCGTTTAATGTTCTCTATTTCAATAGCATATGCTCGTTCTTTTGTACGATTGACTTCATTTTCTAATTCAATCATACGACGTAATGAGTTTATACCTTCACCACTACGTGAGGCATATAATCCCTCTTCTGCTGTTAATGCTTCGAATGTTGCTTCTGTTACCTTAGAGCGTTCTTCAGCAAGTTTTTTATCTTCTTCAACATTCTGGTCTGTATAAGACGAAGTTTGTGGAATTAAAGCACGTAAGTTTTGATTTCTAGCATATCTAGCTGCAACGTCTCCTAAGACCTTCTTTTGTTTCTCAGGTTCAATTGTACCACCAGAAGCATTCATTGCTGTTTGAAATAATGATTGAAGTTCTACACCAAGTTTAGCAAGTTGCTCTGGTGACTTATTAATAATATCAAAGAACTCTTTAACCTTATCATCAGCCGATAATGTGTTAAATAATTCTGTTGCTTTTGCATTTAAATCTTCTTTTGTAAGTGCAGTTTGATTCATTGCCTCTGCAAGAGTATTAGAAAATTCTTTAATAGTACCATTAAATGCATTTAATATTCTATCTGCTTCAGCAACGTTTTCTTTATTAACACCACCTTCAAACATAGTGCTTTTCTTTCTTTGATATAATTCTTCTAGGTTCCCTCTAGATAAATCTTTATCTCTAGCAAATGCATTCTTTTTATTCTTTCCAAAAATAAATTTTGTTGCACCATCTAAGAAATCTCTTACATTATTTTTAAAATTATCTTTTAATTCACTTTCTTCAAATGCTATTGCATCATCAATGCTATTATTACCCTTGGAATGACCAATTTTTCCACCTAACCAAGTATCAGAAATATTATCAGTTAAAGTAGAAAATAATGTAACTATTGCTGCAATTTTAGGACCTAATACAAGTAATCCAGCAAAAGAATCAAGTATTTTACCCATACCTACTAGTGCTTGGTTGCCAGATTCTTCCATCTTACCTGCTACACCTTTAGTTGCTAAAGCAAGCAACATTGACGATGTGCTAAATGCAGTTAAATGACTTGTTGCATCCTTAATGACGTTTCCAAATTTCTTCCATGGCTTTTGTTGTGCACCAAGTGTAACTCGTTTTTGTGTAGGAAGACCAACAGAAGAATATCCAGCCGCTTGTGCTGCCGCAGATTGAGCGGCAGATGCTTGTGGTGTTTGTTTTTTCTTTGTTAAAAATCCACCAAGTAATTGATTACCAAGTCCAGCAGTACCAGCAATTGCTACAACTTCAAGAAGAGATTTTAATAAACCAGAACCTGTATCTGCAGTTAATAGTTTAACAAGTTGTGTTGCATATCCTACAACTTTTTCGAATGTAGGTAGTAATTTATCCTTCATTGAGTGTACGAAACCGTAGAAACTCTGTTGAAGTTCGTTTATTCTAGCAGAAAGTTTTGCAGAATCTTGTTCAGCCTTTTTAATCTGGTCAGCAAATCCAGTTGCAGCAGCGGCAGCAAGTTCTGTAGAACGAGATGTTCCACCTTGTGTTTTTGGAAGTTCTTCTAAAAGAGCCTTGAATAATTCGGCTTGACGAATACCACCAATTTGACCAATAATTCTACCAGTGTCTGCGCCACCTTTGCCTTTTAGTTTTTCAGATAGTTCAGTTAAAAGCTCAAATGGCTGCTTGATACGGCTTGTTAATTTATCTTCAATAGAGATACCAAGGCTATCAAATGCTTGTACAACTTCTTTGTTTGTGCCCTGTAGACGAGAAACTAATGTCTTAAAGAATGTTGCGATAACTGGACCGCTAGCACGAGTACGTTCTAGAAGGGCAGAGATACCACCAATAGCAGTATTAAGATTTGGACCGAACGCCTGACTAATAGATGTACCGGCACGTTTGAATACTTCTGTTAATTCTTTTGCATCAATAGCAGATGCGTCTTCTACTGCTGAGAACTTTGTTAGAAGGATTGTGGCATCTTCAATAGATGTAGAAGTCTGCTTAGAAATTGATAGTAGGGCCTGTAGGGATTCTTCATAACTTAATGTAGAAGTTTGTGCAATCATTGCAGCCTTAGCAGCAAGGTCTAGTGTTACAGCAGTCTTTTCTGCACCAGTTGCGCTATTTTTGAATAGACCAGCCTGAGCAGCAGACTTAGCAGCAAGTGCTACTTCTTCAGCAGATTGGTTATAACGCATAGCAATGTTAATAAGACCTTCTCCTAACTTCTGTAAGTCAGAGTCATTGAGTCTTAAGATTTTGTTAATGTCGCGTAGTGAACTGTCAAATGCAATTGTAAAACGTGTTGCATCATTAATAGCATTGAAGAAACTGTTAATGATAATCGTTGAAATTCTGAACGCAGACGCCTTTCGGATAACCTGGAATAATAGAGCGTCGACCTTCTTAGTTGCAGTAGACGCCCTATTTGCAGCATTTGTAACACCATTAATAGATGAAGCAAGCTTTTGCATACCAGATGAAGAAGAGCCAGCTTTTTGAATTGGCTTAAAGATATTTTGAATTTGAGTTCCCAATTGGTTCAAAGCGTGTTGAACTTTACTTACATCAACGTTAATAACAAGATTCTGTAACTGCTGACGAGCAGCAGCACTTATTTGAATCTTGCGAATAACCGCAGAACCTTGTAGTAGGAACTGTCTAGGCATTAACTAATTTCCTCTTTTTTGATAATTTCTGCAACTGTTTGTGGCTCATCTTTTGGCTCAAATAGTGTAGCAACTAATTCTTTTTCGTTAACCTCACCCTCTTCGCTCATCATGCCGTTTGACATAAGCCAAGCGTTTTCAGGTAGTTTGCGTAGAATTTCAAAGTTGTCTTTGCTTAATTCTTCAACAACTGCATTATAAATTTTAGATACGTCTGCATCTGCGCGTCTATTTAGAAAGTCTTCATGATTCTTGAAAAATGGCTTACCATCTTCAAAAAATGTAGATAGTGAGATGTATTTGTCAATACGTACATCTTCTGCAATTGATTCGGCAGTATGCTCAAGTGGTGTGCTTTTAATCTTAATTAACTCATAAAGATGACTTCGCGCAGCAACTAGGCGTAAAGCGGCCAACTTTTGGTCTTGCTTTGAGCCACTCTTTACCGCAACACCAAGACCGGCTTCATAGGCAGCAGTCTCAATACTCTTTTGGAGAAGTTTCTCTTCTTCTTCATCGCCCCAAATTTTCTCTTTCTTTAAGAGTTCTAACATTGAGGAACGAGTTGCGACACCAAGCGTAATTGCCTGACGATATGCTACAGCATATGCAGTTTTTAATTCCTGGTCAACTTTATAGGACGCAGGAGCGACCATTACTTTAATTTTTTGGCCGTCTTTCTGAAATTGAATCTTTAAGTGTTTCTTAAGCATTGCCCTTCTCCATTGAATAAACCTTTTCTTTCCACTCCTTATACCTATCTAGTGTCTGACCTTTAAAACTATTATTGTTGTCAAAGTATGGAATCAGCTTGTGGAAGATACTAAATAAATCTTCTACGATAAAAGTCCATTGTTTACCATCGTCAGAGGATATAATATCGCCACAAGTCAGATTCCCTTTTAGAGTTTCTACTACGACTCTTGAGTTTGTTTTGAGTTTAAAGAACACATCTTTGTCGGTAGATTTGCTAAAAGTTATTTCAACAACGTTTTCTAGAGGAACGTCTACATTATATTCTACACTAAAAATGGCTGGCCTAAACTCAACTGAATAGTCGGCTAATCTATCTCTAAACTGCCTAATCTTGTCATTACCTAAATTAAGTATACCAAATCTAAATTGTGTCCATTGCTGGCTACGTAAGTCTGGGCGTAGTATTTTCTCTGCTCTATCTAAACAACTAACCATTAAATCATGGAATAGTTTGGCCATTTCACCATCTAATCTTTCTTTTGACCTATCTCTAAAATCTTTCATTTTTTACCTTTTCCTTTTATCAACAACATCAACATTTCCGCCCATTGTTTCGCGGTCTGTTTTATCTCTACGTAACTCATGTTCCTGGAAAAATACTCCAGGAGTTTTAGCTAACATTTTCTCTTCGCGCTGCTTAATTGCACGCGCCATTGGTGAATTCAATTTACGAATTCTCTCAATCTCAGCCCAACGCTGCTCTTCTGTATATGGAACAAACTCTCCCTTTTCATTATAGGCTCCATCAATTACTTTGAAGACTTCTGTTGCATTGTCAATTTTTGACTTATGACCAGGCTTAGAGTTTGATTTACCATAGTATCTTTGTCCCACTTCTCTATCGCGTTTTTCTGACTCTAATTTGAGCCATTCGTCTAAAGCGTCATCATCTTCAATGATAGAATCAGGTGGTCGTTCCATATTCTCATAAACTGAATCGTACACCTGGGACCAATAAATTAATAGGAATTGGTCGTTGGTGAGGTCCTGTGCAGTCCTTCCAAACAACTCGTTCATATCGCCCTCTACGGCCCTCCAACGTATCCTCCACATCCCCATCCTGGCAATCTTGCGTAGGTCTGATTCATCAGAGTCTTTGCTGGCTTCTAAGAATAGGTTTGACAATTCTTCTAAATACTCAATATCAGAAGAGTTTTGTGCATCTTCAAATGTTGGCCAAATTCTAGAATCATCATAATTCCTAATACATTCCCACATCAGGTAATGTGTTGCGGCATCATTTGCGAGGTACTCAGCAGAGTTGAGCAGGGTAGTATTACGACCATTCATGAGATTTACATATTCTCTTTGGAGAGTACGGAGCCACAATTCAAATTTCTTTTTGCGGGCTCTATGAGGTTCTTTCTTAATATTCTCCTCAGTTTCTTTGATAAACTTAGGTAGAAGCGTTAAGTTCTTTTCTTTAAGGTCGTCCCAAAGGCCAAGGTCTTTGTGTGTTTTTAGAGACTCTTCAATAGTCTGAACACCCTGGCTTTTGTATAAAGCAAGTTTTGTGTCATATACATACTTCATATATAACTTCTGTTTTATACCAGGAAAGACATACCAAAGTGGGCCTTTACTAGAAACAATAAGTTTACGTGAAGCGATTAACTCGTTTAATAACGATGCGGTAGCATCCTTTTCCATAATGTGTCCTATTCCAAAAAAAGGGTGGTGCGGACCTATCCGCACCACCCGAAACCTAATCAGTTTATGCTGTTAAGTTAAAGCGAGAACCACCAGTTGCCTTGACATATACTCTGTGGTTAGGAGAGAAGAAGTCGTGTGTAACGTTGAAGACGTTGAAACCCTTATAGTTATAAGTGATTGTCATGTCACCACCATCAGTACCGGCTCCACCCTGGTCAATTGATTCTAGGAAGCAAGTGTCACCAAGGTCTACCTGTAGACCATCGCAAGTACGAACAATGATTGTGTTATTCTGACTCATTTGGTCAGCACCGCAGTCACGTCCTGAGATTGCGTCAATTAAGTCGCCTTCAGATGTTACAACTTCAATGGCACAAGTTACTTCGATTGGATAAGTGGCCTTCTTAAGGAATGGACGCTTAGAACCAAGTTCGAAGATATCTTCACGACCGAAGTCTACTGAAATCGAGATTGATTGTAGATGTTCAACGATATTATCTGTATTAGCCCAAATACGTGTAATTGCTGTACCAGATGCGAAACCAAGAGATTCTGGTAGAATTGTATCTGTAGCAGCACCTGAGCAACCAGGGATTGCGAATGGTAGAACTGAACGTGAAATCTGAACCTCTTCACGACGAGTAATACCAGAACCAACAACACGAGTTAAGTTAGCAGTAGCAGTACCACCAGCTAATTCTTGTAGACCAGAGAATGCACCAAGAGGAATACCTTCTGGAGCCTCTGCATCACCACCAGCATTAGTTGTAGCAACTGAAATTGCATCATCGTGACCTGAGATGCTTGTATCTAATAGAGCCCATTTCTTGTCGTTACCAACAAGTGTAATTGATTCCATTGAGGCGCCATCTACTTGGAATGTATACGATACTGCAGATAGATACATACCTGATAGAGTAGCAATTGATTTTGGATTGCTTTGTGCGCGTGTTTGTGTATCAGCATAGATACCTAGGGCAACGTCAACACGATATGTTGATAGTTTGCTTACGATACCAGTGTTGTACGCAGGGTCTGTTGTCATTAGGAATAGAGGCTTGGTACCATCAAGTACCTTTTCCATTGTAGCTTCTATTTCTGGTTGACGTTCAGACACTTCATAAAGTTCTAACTGACCAAGTTGGAAGGCTTGTTCTGTAACGAAGTTTGTTGTTACACCAACGCTCTGTACGCCACGTACTACTTCCCACTTGCCAGCAACTTCGTCTACAGCCGCCTGGTTAAGCATTGCCCAACCTGAAGCGTGTTCCTTAGAATTTACAGGAGCAATATTGTGAGTAGGACTTGCAGCATTGTCCTTAATTGCAACCTGGAAAACTGGATAAAAAGTCCTTGAGTTGGCCATTTTTTAACTTTCCTTTTGATACGTCTGCCCTAGGCAGAGTGAAAATACTAGTTTATTATACACTAATTTATACATATGGATTTCGTGCTATGCGACCTGTAGGTGCAATATTATATATATTTGTGTTAATTTCTACTACCCCTCTCTCTAATCTTAGTAAGGAATCCAATGGACGCCCCCTAACTTCTTCAAAGGTATAATGCTTAGAGATTACATTATTACCATTATATTTAACGTTTTCTAACATTGTTTGAAATGGAATATATGCTGGTGAAATAGTCGCCACTAATCCTGATAGTGGGAATGGTGCGAAATTAAAGTCAATAAGTGGCATTTGAATATGCCAACGACTTCTAATTAGGTCCATTGCCGAATCTCGCTCCATAGTTGAATAAGCGTATACATGACAGTAGATTGGCTGATTTAGAATAGATGAGCGATTTCCTAGTTCGTATGCACTTTGACTATCTTCTCCTAACTCTAAAAATATAGCAGGGAGTAGTCCAACCTTATGTCCACCAGATGGGTATAGCTCATTGCCATTTGTATATGGATTGTCTTTTAGTTCTGTTTCTGCATGATATTCAATATCTGAGCGAGCAAATCTGTTTGAAAAATCTACCCTAAAATCCCTATAAGAATATACCGCTTGTACGAAACTATTTGTTGGAATACCTGTACCAGTAAACACAACTCGTCCATTCATATAATCAATATTAAAAGCATTACCAGATACGCTATTAGAAAAGAATGTTCCATTTACATATATACCAGATGCTACAACTGGCGGTGTCATTCCAGAAATATATGGAGAATCATTCATCGTAATACCTGATTCATACACCCATTCTTTATATGGTGACTGCCATACCTGCGCGCCAGATATGCCTGCAAAGTATGAATCAGACGACGCATCACGTACAAGTTTGGAAACATCTACGCTCCTTATGGTCAGGCCACGACTTACGTTGTGGAAGTGTCCATCGCGCAGAAAAGCGGAATCTAGAAGTAGCTTTAAGTTCCATAAAATGTTTTGTGAATCGCCGTAAATCATTATCCCCTCGACTCTTCAGCCATTGAATCCTGCATCCAATTCTGAATTGTATTGTTAATCTTATCCGCATTTTGGTCAATCAATTTGTCTAAATCTAACCTAAATCTTGGTGTTACTTGCCATAATCCACCTGGTTTCATTAAACCGGCGTCTGCACCAGCAATTGCTGATGAACGCGAACCCTTTGCCGGTCCAGTCTTTCTAAAATGAAATCCTTCCTCTTGCATTGCAATGCCGCTATAAACCCAATCAAACCATGACTGATTAGCAGGCAACTTGCCATGACCAGCAGCCGGATGTATAGTTGCTTTACGAAGTTTATCTAATTCTGCAAACTTGAAATTTATACCAATATACACAGACTCAGAAGCCGCATTAATATGCACAACCTTCTTGGCTGACCAAGAATAACGTAGAGCATTTAAAAGTTTTAATGGCTCTACCGGACTTGAGAAACCTAACTGACCATATCCTTTTGGAGAATTAATCCATCTCCAAGAAGAAGTTTCTATAATAGCCTTCCACCCTTTGCCACCATAAATCAACTGGTCTACTATCAAAGATTGAAAGTTTGCAATTACAGAATCAATCGCATTTTCAATAGATTCTGCTAAAACCATACGGAGTTCAGGTATTGCTACATCTTCATCAATGAAAAATCCAATATCAATAAAGTCTGGTTTAAGCGGCGCTACCATTAGTCTGCTACCTTTCGACTCCAGAAAGTAATAATGTATTTTGGAGTAGTTAAACCAATTTGTCTAATATCAACGCTCTTACGTGAATATTTAATACCATCAACTTCTACCTCAACTGCCTTCTTAATATCATCTAATGCACCAACTGTCATGGACAACATAACATCTTCTGCATTTAAATCCCATGGTACATCTGGAGTATTCTTTTTTGGGCCATGCATAACGTGTGCGCGATATGTAACATAAATTGGAGAAACTGTAAATCCAGCATTTCCTTCACCAGTTCCGCCAAGTCGTGGGTCTTTCTGTTGTAACCATGGATTATATTGGTCGGGATTGCTAGAACTCTCAGCAGCACCAGGTGGCATGTATAATACAACATTTCTACCAAGTTCAGTTAACATCATATCCATGTATTGTTCGTACATAGTTTCAAAATCGGAACCAAGAAATGGTCTTGAGATTCCTTGTGTTAAGTCTTGATTTGCTGGTTTTTCTTGTGCCATTATATCTTAATCTTTAAACGGGCCCAACCTGGGCTCATAATAACTACTTTCTCAATTGATGGCGTTTGAATTTCGAATTGATTCTGACCAACACCATTAACCTTTTTCATATATTGACCACGAACCCATCCACCACCACATACTGTAATCGGCACAATAGATGTTGGTAGACATGGTGCGCTTGTATCATTTAATGATGAAATAAATATTCCAATATAAGGACCACCCATAGAAGCATCATCTGTAATTAAGCCAGATGGCGCAAGATAGGCTTTCTTACCAGAGTGTGGCTGTGCGTTTGGGTGAATGAAGTTAGTATCAATCTCACAATTTGAAGAAAACGAAACAGACTCGCCAGGCTTCGAAACACGTCGAACACCACGGTCCATCCATGGGTTATACATATAACCCTCATCCATAATCTCAACATTGTGCAACTGAACACCTAATGGAAATACTTCATTGGAGATATCTCCAATATAACCAACTACCTGGACACCGCTACTTTGCACATAACTAAGAATACCGCCAGCCTCGCCAGCGCGCTGTGAGGCCATGCCGTTCTCTCTGTGAAAAATTTGTCTACGTGGACCTAGTGCCATTATAAATCCTTAATTGCTACGCGTACTGAGTGTTGTAACGCATAGTCTGGAAGTAGTGCATCTACTTCAAAATATGTTGCAATTTGTTGTAGTTTACGATACTGAATATCCTTCACTGTCTCCAAAGTAATATATGCCCTGTATGGAAAGTCTGGTTTGCCGGTTACCTTTTCAAAGTATTCAGGTGTAAACGGTGCCTGTACAAGAATTTCCTTATTGGCCAAATATTCTTTATGTGTTACTCTAATTGGGTCCATACCAAGTCCAATACCATGGATTTGTCTATGGCCAAGTTTTGCATAACACATTGGAAGATAGTAGTAAACAAGCATTTAGTAAACAACCTTTCCCATTGAACTTGAGAATGAGTATTTCAAATCTTTGATTGCTTTAGCAAGTTGTTCTTCTCGTTGTTTTGCTTCTGCGGTGAATAATTGAACTTTAGATGCCATCCATGTGGCATAACGTTGACGAGTGTCGATTACTACGCCATCTGCGTTTCGAATCATAACACCATCTGAAGATGCGGCAGGAGTACCAGATGCGCTTACGATTAATGATGCGCCAGTTGCTCCAGCACCTATTGTAGAAGCACGACGTAGTGCTGCCATTTCTGCTTGAGTAATTAATACCTCTGCTTGAAGTACAATTATGTCAGCAATCTCATGGTTATCTGGATATAGAGTACGAGAATCTAAGTTCAATACAATTCCAGGAATACGCGCTGGTGTGCCAAGTCCACCTGGGGTAATACCTGTTGGACGTACTCGTCCTGTCGCAATACCAAGTTCACGATTAAGTCGCATAACACTTTTAACAAGATAACGCTCTAATAGAGAAGTTGGGAAGATATCATTGGAGAAGTCTCCAATATCAATTCTAATATTATCAATCATCTGGTCAAGAATGTTTACAACGCTATCAGCAGTAGATAGTGTTGGAGCAGAAACATTAAATAATTCTGTCTTAGAAGTGCTACCAACAGTCCATGTAATAGTCCATTCGCCAACTGCACCACTAGAAGGAATTACTATGTTACGAGCATCAAAGTGACCAATACTTACTCTATAACCAGTTCCTGAGCCTTGGAATGCAGCATTTGCATCCACAACTGAGAAAGTTGGATATGGTGAAGGGTCATAAAGAACTGGACCAGCTTTTACAAATAGGTCAAGTTGAATACCAGACATTCCTGCTGAAAGTGTAGACATAGATAATTATCTCCCTATTATTATATACACCCTATTGTATTCTACATTTTGGTGTTGTCAAAATTTCTAATATGTAGTATACTGACCTATCATGACTATAACAATCCAACTTAATAAAAAATGCCGTAAATGTCAAATTGAAAAACCACTTTCTGATTTTACATCTGCTCCACGCAATATTGATAAAAAAGCATCATATTGTAGACCTTGTAATGCTGCATATGTTAAAGCATTGCGTGATAATCAACCCAGAAAACCAAAAATTAAAAAAAATCATATTGGATTAAGAGGTTATGTCTGGCAATTAAAAACAAAAGCACTTTGTGAAAGATGTGGTATATCTTATCCAAATAACCCAGAAGCAATGGAATACGACCATTTACCACAATATAAAAAAGAATTTAATGTTTCTAATCCACCATATGGCACTACAGATGAAAAACTTAAAGAAGAAATTGCCAAATGTCAAATTTTATGTGCTTGTTGCCATAGGATTGTAACAAACGAAAGACACAGCACCATAAGGGATACGTCAGGTAATCTAAATTCAGTAGAAGCAGCAAAATATTTTAGAGAATCTCAAGAATATTATAAAGAATATAATCAAGTAATTAAAGATGCAACATATGCCTTTATAGAAAAAATTAATAAAGAAAATGATAAAAAGAAAGAAAGCGCGGAGGAAACCCCCGCGCTTTCGATAAATGATATCCTAAAGGATATTACTAGTTGATTAGAATGCCATTAATAAGACGCGTCTTGCATCAAGTATCGCGAAGCCATGCTCTAACCATCCGAATACGCCCATCTTCTGAGAACGATACATGTTTGGGTCTTCGAATGTTTCTAACTCTTGTACGATTGGCTCAACGAATGAGTCCGCACGGCTTAAGTCTAGACCAACTGCCCACTCTACAGTGTATGTTGGAAGAGTCTTTGAAAGAGTTGTTGTTAGATAGTTCTGATACTCCTGACCTTCACCGAATTCAGTCATGTGGTGTAGGTTTACGCCATAGACTTTAGCAAGGTTCTTGTCAGTTGATTGAATGATTTCACGACGGGTGAAGTCATCGACTTCGGTTGCGCTCCATGCGCGAACATCTTCCATAGCCTCTACAGAGAGGAATACGTCAGTTAGTGCGCCTGCGTTGCCATTACCACCAGCACCACGTGTCATTGCTGTACGTGCGCGTGAGATAAGTTCCTTTGTGAAGGTACCAGCTGCAGGAGGAGATACAGGCGATGTGCTACCAGTGAAGGGAGCAGAACCTGATGCAACAGCGATTGTGCCACGGTCAGCAGCAGCCGCTAGGATTGTGCGCCAAGCGTCTGAGTTGTTCTTACGAACGAAACCAGCCTTGTACACTTCTAATGCGCGAGCGACAACGTCGAAACGTGCCATACGCATATAACGAATATCCCAGTCGATTGAGTTACCAACACGGAATGTTGGGACCCATAGTTCGTCACCTTCTACGTGACGCTCAGGAATTCTACCAGTCTTTGGTAGTGTGAAGGCAATAAACTGGTCTTCATCACCTGGCTTGACGAAGTCAAGTGGGTAATTAGGAGTAGCACCTGGGGCGAGTACGTCTCGCTCGAAGATACCTTCAGTTGTGCTCTCGTCGAAAATTGCTTTACGAAGAGGAATGCCTAATGTAGCAGCAAATGCGCGTTGTGCAGGAAGACGAACTGAATCGTCACTTGAAGCGCAAGCCTGCATCGCCTTTGTTAGCTTCTCATGTACTTCTTTAGAAAGTTCCATTATTTTCTCCTATTAAAGGTCGATACGGACTTTTACGAATCCGTCGCTATCAATGTCTGAAAGGAAACGACCAACTAGAATACCAGAGGTACCTTGTTCGATTAAGCTTCCTACCACGCCTGGTGCAAAGTCATAAACTGTGACTAGGCCCGAGTGAGTTAGATATGCTGCTTTACCAGCATGTACGTGTGGCTTAGCATAACCGTCAATAAAGTCGGTCCATACTTCACCTTTTGTCATTACACCAACCATGCTACCAAGGTCGCTTACATTGCGCTGGTAACGTTGTGGGTGAGTAAGATAGTTCTGGGCTTCGATATCCTCTAAGAGAATACCTACTGGTACGATACCCGAAGGGCGTGTACCAATGTTTGTGTTATAGGCTCCAACCGCACCAGATGTTGCTGTTAAGACTCCACCGCGTTCTGCCGCAGCAGTAACGATGTAATCAATTGAAGTAGCCTCTACTCTACGTGATTCGCGTAGTGCCATTTTTTAGCTCCTTTGATTTCTGAAAACTAGTGAAGCAATGCCATCGAATGGATTTGCAGCACTATGTCCACCACTTCCAGATTCCATTGCTGGTTCAACAGCAGCGTTTTCGAGTGCAGCTGCTACACTTATTTTACGGTCGTCTCTAGGACCACCGGAAGCAGCCTTCCCCTCTCCACTAGCGCCTTCGGCATCTGGAGTGCCAGCAGCGCCATCATGACGAACATCAGGTTTTGCTTTAGAAGCAACAATCTTTAGTTCTTCAATTCGTGCCTTATAAGCATCGTCTTCTAGGTCAGCAAGACTCTTCATTAAGGTTGCAACGTCAGCATCAACTGCGCCTTCACCTAATAGAGCCTTAACTTCTAGTGTACGAGCCGAAGTACGAGCAGCCTTAACAGCAGCGGCTTTGTCCGATTCGAACTTAGCAACAGTTGCCTTAAGAGTGTCTACTTCTTTTTGTAATGCAGTTGCACTTGCTACAGATGCTTTTGCAGTTGCGCCTAGCCATGCAATCATAGCGGCATATTTTGCATCTGCAGTCTGTGCGGCATCAATCTTAGCAATCTCTGGAGGAGGATTCATGCCAATCTCAGCAACAGCAGTATCAACTACTTTTGCTAGGGCAGAAACAACACCATCAGCAATTGTTTTAGCTTCTTCTGCGCGCTTTGCTTTCTCTTCTAAACGTAGAAGATTTTCAGCAGCGGTTGCCTTCTCTGTGTTTAAAGAAGCAACAGTTGACTCTAATTCAGTCACCTTTTTTGCATTCTCATCGACTACAGGGGCGACTACTGGTTCAACTTTTGTATCAGCCATTTCAATTTTCTCCGTTTTAGAAGCGATAACTTCGCCATCACTTCTTGAATTAGCAGGTTGGTCAACAAAGCCCATCCCACCAAAGGTCATTCCTTTTAAAATTCTTCCGATTCTCTGACCGTTGTATGTACCTGAACCTCCAAAGACTCTTAAATATTTATCAAGACCCTTTGTTCCCTCGGTACGCGCAACAACCTTCATTCTTTGAGAACCTTCATCTAGAAAAGCATATGCAAAGTCAGAAAACCATGTTTCCATCGAAACATATAAATCCCCAGCCTTACTACGTTTTTCAATTTCGCCAGCGAGTTCTTCGAATGTATACTTATATACTACACCATATACAACTAATTCGAAGTCATCTTTTGGAACTACATCACTTTCTACATCTATTTGTGTACCATCTAAGTATTGCGCTTCGACAGCATAAATAGTACCAATAATGTTTTTATCTTGGTGTTGCCAATTAGCAGGCTTTAATACAGGTGAATGACGGGCGTTCCAGAATTCTTCATTCACGAATACGTCGTCATTTAAATTAAAACCACAGGTTGCATATACAGCTTTGAAATATAAAAGGTCTTCCTGCTTATTCTCTAAAGCATAATTCAATAAGTCTTTTTGAGTTGTAGCAATAGCCTTGTCCGCTACTAAAGCGGCTTTAGCCCTTTTTGTTACTTCTGCTGTAGGTTCGAATTGCTCGAACTTAACAACCGCGTATGTTTTGAATTTCTTATTTGGTGTCATATACTTGGGCAAGTGTCTCTTTGAAAGACTTAGCCTTTTTCTCTGTGCTGCAATCTGCACATGTGCAATCTTTCATTGGCTTCTTGCAATCTTTGCACATCTTTCCGCCATCTTTTTCTTTCTTGGCAAAGAAAGGTGGTTTGCCAGCAGCAACTTCAAATGTTAATTTACCTTCTGCATTTGACTTTACACGATATGCTGTATCTGGTTCAAGATTACCAATCTTAGAAGCTAGGGTAAATTCTAAAACTACTAATTCACTTTCTTCACCTTCGGCTGGTGAGTAGTGTGCGCTTAATGTTTTAAATGGAACTTCTACGCCATCTAATGTAAGTGCTGGTTTGTTAGTGAAAGTACCTTCTAATTTGAAATTATACATATTAAACATCCGTATATTTAGTTGTGTTGTTGCGGCTACGCTCAACAGGTGGTTCATTAGTATATCGGTTAATTACAGCATTTGGGTCATAAAAACCAGAAACGTGTAATTCCCAGGAGCCCGATGTGCCGACTTGGCCGGTACGGTTATCATTATATACTACGGTAGCATCGCCAGTTCTCATGGTAATTCTGTTATATCTATTTAGAATTCCACCTGGATTCTGCTTGTTTTGTAGGTCATTTCGTGCCATTTTAGCTCCTTAGTAAATATACTACTTTTTATTATACACTTTATGAATCTAAATATGTGTCTATGTAAAGCTTGTATACTTCATCTTTGTTTGCCTTACGATTATTTGTAGCGGCAAAGTCAGTTGCCTTTTCAACTAATACTGTGGCAAATTCAGAATCTGGGTATTTAGTAACGTCGATAGACTGAATAAATGCTGGGTCAGCAACAGCAGCGGCTCCAACATCGTCAAGTTGTGCTAACGCAACACCAACTAAGTTTGTAACCTTCTCCTTATCATCTTTGGAGAGTGAACGGAAGTCTGATACGCCAGCCTGTGTAACTAGATGTTTTTTAATATTTTCATCTAATGTTTGTACTAACTTTTCAACATCGGCACGGTTAGCAACGTTCTTAGGTTTGCGTGTGCGTTTATTTGTGTGTGGAGTACGTGAGCCCGGCGGACGACCATTTGGTTTAGGTGGATTCTTAGCCTTATGAACATCAACAACTTTCTTGATTTTCATTTTTTCTTTAGACTCAAACTTTTTAATCTTAAAGTCTTGTTCTGCTTTCTTCTCATCCAACTTAGTAGAATGGTCAAGTTCCTTCTGACGCATCTCGATATCTTTTTCACCTTGTTTCTTTGTAAAATCAAGTTGCTTATTATCATGCTGGTCTTGCTCAGGAACCTTAATAAATGGACCACGACGGTCAAACTTATTATCCTCTTCCCACTTCTTCTCATTAAGTAGACGCTCACGCTCAATCTCTGAGTCCTTAGAAAGAGTATCGTATAGAGTCTGGTCAGAGATAAGACCACGGTCATATAGGGCCATTGCGAAATTATTAGCAGCAGTCTCATCACGAAGAGACATCTCTCCAAATGAAACTTGAGGCAGTTTGCGGAATCCCATGGCCTTATTGATAATGAAAATTTCCTCCATTAACCATGACTCAATGAGGATGTCGCGCAAAGTTTCGAGTTTCTCAAGTAGACCTTGTACTGAAATGAATGATGAGGAGAAGTTTCCACCTTCACCAGTAACGACTGCTTGAGTAATACCAAATTGGGCAGTTACTTCTTTACGAAGTTCTTCCCAACGCTTAACATCGAATACCTCGGATAACTTTGGTTGAATAACGTCCGCAGTAATAGCAGAGTTCCAAATCACGTTGAGGGTAGACGCCGGTGCCTTTAACATATCGGCAAGGCGTTCATAGTCCTCAAGGATTGGCATTAAGCCTTCTTTGTGGTCACCAAGTTTCCAGAGTATAACTGTGTTAATAGCAGCTTTCGCTGTTTTAATTTCCATCTGACGAAGAGTATTCTTAAATGTAATAGTTGGCATAGCCTTCCATACAAGGCCAATGGCCCACTTCTTCCAGTCAGGTTTGTTATATTGTAGAACGATTAGACGTTCTTTTGAAAGTTTCATTTCTCCATAGAAACCAGGGCGAGTAGACTTCTTAAGTGTACCACCAATGTTCTCTGGTAGAGAAACCTTAATAGACTGCTTCTGTTCGTCATATGACACTTGAGCAGTATTAAGCAACTTCATTACATCTTCTTTAGTTAGGAGATAAATCCAACCATCACCATCAGGTGCTACTTGGGTTGGGTTTAACATTACATATTTCCAAGGCACTACGTTTGCTGCACCAGGAGTAATCTCTGTATCAACAATCTTGGCGGCATTGCTCTTGATTCTTCCAATTACAAAGTCTTTGATTTGCTTCTTAATGGCTGCATCTTGGAATTCTTTTTCACTTACGCCAGCCTCAACAATGAAGCGTACGCTTGAATCGAACTCAATCTTTGGCTGTATAATTGTCTCTTCGCCTTTGGCGTTAGTAATTGCAAATTTATCACCAACTGTACGACCAACAGTAAATGTCTTCATAGCAGTCTCTTCTGAAGCGTTTAATTTAGCAAAGACCCTATATAAGAACACATTTCCATTAACTAATAGTTGAGTAATAGCATTTCTAAAGCGAGACTTTAAATTAACCTTTTGTGACCACGAGTCATAGAATTTTTGAACAGTATCTGAAGAGTGAATAAACTTAATACCTTCAGTAGCGAAGTCTGACATTAAATCTACTATAGACGACACTTGTCCATCGTTATCATAAATGTTACTTGTGACTTGCATTTTTGTCCATGCAATCTTAGTATCATCTCTTGAGTTGCCAGCACGAGAAAGAGGGGAAAGTGCTGGGGCTCCACGTTGTGTAGCCTCTTCGCCATCAAATACAGATTGGCCTAAAAACTCACCATTATATCCCATGCCACCATCAAATGCATCAGAACCTCCACCTAGGTAAAGTGAAGTTAGACGACTTTCCATAGAGTCGCCAATATTACCTACGGCATGGTTAGCAAGGAAGGCAGCTTTGGCTAGGGCTCTAGTGGTTTCTTCTTTTGAAACCTTACCGGCAGGCCAAGCATTCGTACGTTTTGGTGTTTTGTTAGTTGCCATTTTTACCTCTTCCTTTATTATACACCCCAATCGATTGGTAATCGATTACCTTTAACTACCTGGAAATACAATTCCGTTAGGCCCACGACGAATTGAACTTGCATTCTTAGTTCCGCTTCCTCTACGGAAACCTTCGGCCGAACCTCCTGGCAACATCTTCTTATCAAAACCATGTCCTCTAACTACGCGTGCAGCAAAGGCGGCAAGTAATAGGGCTGAATATCTGTCACGACGACGCTTGTCGGTTAACTTACCCTGCTTTTCTTGGGCAGATAGTGGTGGAAGAATAAACAATTCAGAACCTTGTTCGGTTACCTTTTTGACAATTGTGCAAGTCTCGGTAATCATTTCTTCAATGTTATCATAAATACCAAAAGTCTTTTTGTCGCCCTCATCGCTTAGTACACCATAGAGTTCTTCAAAAATCCATTCTTTTTCAGATTTGGTAATTGAATTTATCTTACGACCATGGAATGTAGCGAACTGATTAATGGCTAAGTCTTCATCCACGCGATGCGGTAGGAGAAGTTGACGATGGCGTAACTCAGTATGCATAGCGTATACAGCTTCGCTTACCCACTGGTTAGTCCACTGGAACATATCTAAGATATGCTTACCTGGATTAAACTTGGTATCGTCATTATCAATTTGCCAAATAGGCTCATCACCTGGCTCTAGGAATTTTTTACTTTGGAGCAAGTCCATGATTGCCGCACCACCACCGCCTTGGTCCATCTCAATACGTACGATATTAAATCTGTTTAGAATATCACGTACCTTGGCAGCAGCGGTAGGCCAGTCTTTATCATTCATAGCCCAACAGTATACAACCTCGTAACCACGGTTAGTTAGTTTAAGTACGACCATAGCAAGGTTGTCCGAGTGACGAGCAGGGTCAATACCCAGTACATACTGGGCTCCTTTTTCTCCAAATAACTCAATGTTAATCTCGAAACCGTCTCGCTCCTTGTTTGGTGTAGCTTCTTGTAATAATGAACGCTTAAAGACACCGTCTGAGTCTTTAGCGAATCTAGCAAGGTATTCCATGCCGAAACGAGGAGGGTCTAATGTAAGTTTTGCGTTGGCGATAACGGCTTCATCAAGGAAGCCTTTTGGAATACCTAGATATGGAAGTTGGAAGATGGCATAGTCGGTATGCTTGAAAGCCTTAATCATGTCGTCGTCAATCGAGTCCTTAGCAAGGTATGTATTACCTTCCATGAACGCTTGACGAATGGCCGCTGGTTCTCCATTACTACGAATAATCTTTTGATACATCTCGTACTTACGGAAGAAGTGGTTAAACTCATAAGAGGCTGTTCCACTTACGCAAATTTGGTTACCGAAGCCTAGGGATTTATCTATTAAAGTAATAATATGTTGAGGAGCATCCATCTTAATTAGACGTGTGCGTAATGCGGTGATACGGGCTCGGCGGGCTGGGTCGGCGTGTACTGCGGCGAAAGGCTGGACTACGATTTCATAGATGTCTTCAGGAATAGATGCAAATTCGTCACATAGTACGCAAGTTGCACGAAGACCACGGATACGTTCACCATCACCTAATGGAATAGCGTAGATGTTGGATGCGCCGCAACTTAATGCACACTGGTCTACGGCATACTTAGGGCCACCAAATGGTTCAAGCGCCTCTTGAAGAAGAGGAGATGCTTGATAGAGTTTGACTATATAGTTAAACACTAACTTGGCCTGACGGAAGCCAGCGCCCACGATAACAATCTGTTGTCCTGGAATTAATAAGCCGCGAAGGAGCGCATATAGTGCATAGATAAATGTCTTACCACCACCACGGGTTGCAAGCACCATGGGGTATTTATAACTCCAAAGCATGTCTAGTAGGCAGCTTTGAAAAGGAAGCAATTCAAGAGGACGACCATCTGGTTGTCTTAATATCTGTTTAACAATCCATGTTAGACTGAATCTATGGAGTCCTGCAACAGTCTCTAAAATAGGACGGTCCTTTTTGAATTCTTTGAAAATTGCTTCTTTAGACAAGTTGATGTCTTTTAATAAATTTGTGACACGAATATCCTTTTCTTCGAGAAGATTCGCGTTATCCAACATCGCGGCAACAGACTTGTCAAGTTCTTCCGTCATTTTAGTTTACTTTTGTATTGGTAATCTTACCCAATGTGGAGTCCATTGAGTAGTGCCTCTTCCAACATTTGCTGGCATTCCTGCTAACACTTCTGTAAGTTGCTGATATGTATCAAATAACTCAGTCGTCATTCTTGGCATTTCTTTTTTCTTAAAGAACTTTTTTATAATTTTAAACATTTTTTAATTCCTTTTCATAAAACTTTGTGAGCAACTTTAGGGTTAATTGCTCGGCCTTGTCCCCTGCAAACAATACGTGTACATTGTACTTTGTCATAATATCGAATAGATGTGACATAACAATATACCCCGCCCATTTTTGATTACGTTTAGCAAATTTAAAATTAGAAGGGTCCCAAAGACTCTCCCAATGGTCCTCTACTACTATAAACTTATACTTATAGACTTGCATGCGCTCCATTTCACGAATGAAGCGTTCATACTTTTCTTTACCAACTAAGTTGCCATATAACTCACCAACATCTGCTTTGCGCTCTACTACAACTAGGTTTTTGATTTCTTTGACAGTATAGTCTCCAGCATCTACCTTTTCAGAGATAGTGCCAGCAATTTGTTTATGGTCAATCGCCCATTGAAACTTAAAAGGTGTCTTTTCGCGAGTATCAATAATAACGGTTGGTGGTGGTGATTTAATCGTTGCCATGTAAAAGTCCAATTAGCATATTTGCTAAGTAATCAAAGCGTTCAACTTCAGTAACAGTCATCCTCTTAGAGCAGTTATCACAAAGCATACGCTCGTGTAAGTCTTTATACTCTTTAATAAGTTCCATTGTTTTGGTAACTGCGGTTGACTCATCTAGTGGAGCTTTATTAAAATCCCAATCTGGCCAATTTGTATTTAGTTTACCAATACAACCATGAAGGTGTGGGTTATAATTTGAAATCCAGGCCATTATCTCCTCCACTTTGAAAAAATTAAGTCAGGATTCTGTGATGATTGAATGCGGCTAACACATTGAAACTCTTTTGGAATAACAGGGAAAAACCTATCACCATCGTAAAACTTTGTAATCTCAGTAAGGTGTAACACTTTTGCATAGTGAATACCAGCAGCAAAAACCGCCTCTCCACCAATAATAGATAGGTTATGATGTTCGCCTATATCGGCAATAACCTCCCAATCTGTATCTCTATGTACTGGGATTGTTTCTTGTTTAAGGAATGCAACTTCTTTAAGGGTCTTTGGACCGCCAACCAATATTGAATGTTCAACACACATTCTAAATCTATGTAGGTCTTCCTCATAACGCCATGGAAGTTTACCATTTGCACCAATAACTCTAAATGGAGTTGTGTATGCTGCGACTAGTCTAATCACTTGCGGGCTCCTCGATTTCAACTGGATTACCAAAGTTAGGTGGATTATTATTTGGAAGACCTCCGCCTACTAGCCAACCATTTGCCTGTAAGCGTTGAAGCTCCTTAGCAGAGAGTTCTTCTAACCTTAAAATGTCTTGCATTGCCACGAATTGCTCGTCATGTTTTGCATACTTTTCAGCGAAGTCTAGGAAGGTAGTTCCCTGGCGTTGCATGTCCTTTAAGCGTTGCTCTCTTGAAAGCTTAAGGGATTTCATGAACTCATTATACTTCTTCATATTCTCTTGATAGTCCTTCTTGAAGGTATCAACGTAAATTGTCATATCTTGACCCTTGTAGCCAGCAAGAGGTGACTTCATGTAGCACTCGCGGTCTTGTGCGGCTGCGCGCCATGCTAGGATTAAGTGAAGTGTCGCATTAAAAAGTTGCTGTTCTTCGGCAGACGTTAGAGAGTCTTCTTCCCTAATAATCATGTAATATTCCTCAAGGAATATCTCCTGCTCATCCGCAGTTAGTACCGAATTGAATATGTGGCGACCTCTGGCCGATGTAGGTAGTTTCTGCTTTAGGTATTCGACGCGTTGTTTGCGGGTTAACTCGTTAAGGTCTGGGAACAGCGTCTGTGGCAAGAGTTTAACAGATTCCGGAAGTGGAAGTGATTTAGAAGAATTCTTCGAAGGCACAGTCCCATCCTGTGGCTGAAGGTTTTGGTTATTAACCTTCTTAAACTTGGTATACTGCGCCATCACGGCGCGTTCGTTTGGTAGACCATCTTTGTCTAGTCTGCCTAACTTCTCGGCAATCTGTCGATGGGTTAAGTTTTCAACCTCTTTGAGGCGTACAATTTCTTTGATGTCTGATTCTGTAAAGTGCTGTGCCATTAGTTTACATCATGTCCGGATATACTTCTTTTATAGTCTTTTTAATAACTCTTAAATGAAGCTTGGGTATTGCAGGAGGACCTTCTGATATTAATAGAGAGAATGAACTTCGAAGCTCCTTCGTTTCTAATCGTTGCGATATTGAATCCACAAACTCAGTTACATCTCCAGTTAAAGGAGCATGACCAAGGGAATCCTCGTGGACTTCGTCACCTATTGGAAGTGCTGTTTGCAACCTCATTTTGCTCTCGCAACGAGCAATGGCCTTCTCATCTTCTCGCTTTGCTTTTGGCAACGTTGCTCCATGGTCCCTAAGCAAGTTCCTAAGTCTGTTATCTACGCATCTTGCGAGATAGTTAAAGGGAGTTGAATGGTTCTTCTCTGGCTCGTACCTCGCCAGAGCATTAATGCACATGACTCTTATCTCCTGTGCAACATCTTCACGGTCGAAGTTGGGGATGGTGTACAAACCGGCTTTCATGCTGACGAGTCTTTCTATATCATCACGAAGAGCCTCGTATGTAAATACTCCACTCGTCCAGCTCTTTTGTGTTTCTATCATCATCCCTGAGGTATGCACGTTAGTCCTTCTTTTTATCTTCAGCCTTCGGCTGAATTACTTCTGCTTTGGTGCTATCTTGTTTGAGGACTACGACTTTTTTAGTAACAGGTTCAGTAGCGGCGGCTATCGCTTGTGGTGTTGGTTCGGGTAACTTTGCAAGTTCCTGTTCGGAAGGTGCCGAAGGCACTGATTGTGTTACTCTATGAGTACCGTTAGAGGCGTAGGCCCCTTTATTATTTGGTTTCTGGCGATTTCGCATTTAATGATTCCCTATGGGCCTTAATGGCCTGAAAGATTTTATCTACAGTAAGGTGCAACTCGGCTTGAATCGCATCGGATTCTCCTAAGTAAAGTTGACCTTGACATTTGTCTATCTCGTTAGCGAGTGTGCCAGTTTCCTTGTTAGCACGGAGGCGATTAAGAACGCCTTGTTCGAAAATTGCAAACTTAACATAGATGAGAACATCTGAGCCAAGTTGCATTTGTTCGCCACCTGGGGTTTCTCCATTTATACTGGAGGCTAAGTTTTCTGGATATGTTATATACTTTTCCAATTTATTTTTTCCACTTTATAAATAGCGCGACTGTCGCGCATACTCCAATTATGAGTATTGCCCAACCTAATGAATTAAGAAGCGCGGCTGCGCCGCTCGCCATTACAAGAAGCCCGCCCAATTTTAAGCTAGTTGATTGCATACACTCTTATTATACTTTATTTCTCACAAATTTGTATACATATTATGTTAGGAGAAGGTGTTTGAGTAATGCTTATAAGTTGAGAGGGGGAGGACTGCTTGTGGATGCCCCCGCGCGAATCTCGTCCGGGGGACCCCCCGGGTCATTTGAGAAACCCACCCCCCCCGGTGACACTCTGTCATGTGCGAAGTCGCACGGTGCGGAATCGCACACTGTGCGAAAGCGCACACCCATACATGAGCGATATCGCACACCTATCAATCCCCTAGCATAGCAAGTTTCATGCCATATCGTAGGCCCCCTCTCCCCCCGGACACCGGGGTATCCCCCGGTGCTACCCTCGCCCGGTCGAGCTCCGCCCTCCCTGGCCCTGGCCCTGCGCCCTGGCCCTGGCCCTGCGCCCTGGCCCTGCGCCCTGGCCCTGCGCCCTGGCCCTGCGCCCTGGCCCTGCGCCCTGCGCCCTGCGCCCTGGCCCTGCGCCCTGGCCCTGCGCCCTGGCCCTGCGCCCTGGCCCTCGGCGGGACGATAGTCCCGGGTCGAAAGATTGTGTCAACCCCTGGCCCGAATCGGGCCGATACTAGGGGTGCGGGGATGACCCGCACCGGAGGCTACCCATGCTCGGCAACATCTCCCGCCCGCTGTCCCTGGCCCTCGGCGCTGTCACCCTCGGTATTCTGCTGGCCCTCGCGGTAGTCTACTGCTAAAGTCTCGGGACACTCCAGCCGATAGAAGGTCTGGCAACGCAACCCCAACGAAAGGCACCTAAAATGTCTCCGAACGAAACGGCCCGCACGCTCCTCTCCCGGTTTCCCGGCCTCACGGCCCGAGAGGCCGATGTTCTCGCCCGCATCGGCAACGGATGGTCCAACGCCGATATTGCGGCCGACCTCGGGATGACGGAAAAGACGGTAAAGAACGTCGCCCTCCCCCTCGCCCTCAAGGTCGGATTCGCCAACGATGACCGGGGTGGTAGCCTCCGGGTCCGTCTGGCCCTCGCGGTCCACGGTATCGCGTTCGTCTCGCCCCCCGTCGCCTAGGTCTTAAGTCGGACGGGGCTCCGGCCGATAAGGTCGGGGCCCCGCACCCCTCACCTAAAGGAATCCAGCCATGTCCAAGCGTAGTAAGGTCGCCCCGGTGTCCCTCCCGCGCGAAACGAACCTCCCGCGTGTAGTCTCACACTACCGGCGGAGTCTGGCCCTCGCCCGCGATGCGATGCGCGCGGCCCACGTCAACCCCAACCCCGGAACCCGGGCCCGAAAGGTGGATAGGATGTTGGCCCTTCTGTCCCTCCGGGCGAAGGTCGCATTCGTCCGGACTAACCTCCGCCCCCTCCGGGGTGCGGCCCGACTTGCGGCCCTCCGGGGTGCGGCCCGAAAGTACCGCGCGGCCCTCGCCAGATGGGAAGCAAACTACCGAGGGAGGGTGGCGCTCTAACATCGGCCGAACATCACTCACCCCCCGGTGAAACCCGGGGGGTGAGTGTTTTTACGCACGGGGGATACCCCGGTCCCCAGCTGCGGAATTTCACGCACGGGGGTGCGTACTTTCACGCACCGGGGGTGCCCCCGGCAACTAAAGTCCCGGGGCTTTAGCGTTGGCATCACCCTTTGTTTTCCGCTGTTATAGTGCTGTTAGTGTTCCTTCTGGATTCTGTGACTAAAGTCCTGGTGATAAAGAATTTAGTGGGCAAGTGCCCTAGGATGGTCGATAATTCTATTGTTGGAAGATTCTCCAACATCAACCGAAAGGCACCCAATGTCCCGCCCCATGCTCCCCGCGTCCCGTGTCGCCCGCCGTCCCGCCGCGTCCCTCCCCGGGAAGCGCATCACGCGACTTTCGGCCGGGCGTCTGGCCGATATCCACGGTGTCACGCTGTCGGCCATCGTCGGCGCGGCCCTCGCCACGTTCGCCAAGATGGCCCCGGAGGCCCGCGTCGGGGCTCTCCTGGCGTACGCTTCCGACAAGCGCCGCATCGGCGCGTAGCAGCTCGGGACCGGGGGCCGAAAGGCCCCCGGAATCCTCAATGGCCCACATGACTAAAGTCCTAGGACATTAGCGAACCAAGTGCCGCAAATTTGGCACGCTTTTTGCTAGGCCGGACTAAAGTCCTTGGCATGAAGATTTTAGCAGAATTCCTCAAGTGCCACGCTAGAATGGTCGATGGTAAGGCACCAACGGAGCAACGCAATGCGGAACATCCTCGCTTTCCTCGGTTTCGGTCGCGCGCGTAGGCTTGACGCAATGGCCCGCAAGGCAGCAAATCGGGCGCGTAAGATGCGCGCGGCATCGGCCGGATACCTCGGCCGGGAGTTTTTCTCCCGCAACATCCGGGGGCCCGAGGGTGCCGCTGGTGTTGTCGGGGCCCTAGCCCTCAAGTGCTATCGGAAGGAATACGGGAGCCTGGGATATCGCCCCCGGTACTCTCCGGGTTTCCTCCGAATGCTCTAGGCTTTGGGTGCCGGACCCGAAATGTAGTAGGGTCCCCAACGTAGGCGACTCTCGTCCTACGGGACCCCGGGAAACCGGGGTCCATCTTTTTACAGCTCGCCCAAACTAAAGTCCTAAAACTTTAGTCCTACGATTTTGATTGGCACACTTTGTGCTATGCTCCAAAGTCTAAAGTCCTAGGTCGGAGAATTTTCTATTGTGTCGCCCCAAGTTTAGGCGATAGTGGCATTGCCAAAGGAGGCACCTATGCCCTGCGAAACTTGCGGCCGTGCGGTAGAGTCTGGCGAGAAACACAAGGCAACGCAGAAGCGCCCCAGCATCGCCACGATGGCCCGGTGGATGGATTCCGGCATCGCCCGCGCGACGGACGGATGTAAGGTAGAGCCTGACGGCAAGTGCCCGCACGGGCACTCCTCCTGGATGCTGATTCTCGGACTCATCTAACCGGGAAGGCCGGGGGCCGCAAGGCCCCCGGTGCCCTACTTTGGGTCCATGACTAAAGTCCCATGACATTAGCCTAACATTTTCCGCGCGCCGATTGGCACGCTTTTTGCGAGGCTGCTAGACTCAAATCCTAGGGCTTTGGTGATGCCTACTGAAGCAGGGTGCCTAACTCAAAAGGCCCTAGGAATTGAATTCTCGCGGTCTGAGAGGCTATTTCCCGCCTGAGGACACCCGGTCAAACCCATGTTTTCGCGTACCCTGACAAATTGGCAATAGGTCAAAATAGAACCTTGGGAGTCGATTGTTAGTGTGACAAAATGTCCGATTCTCCAAAAGTAGACATGTCCACTATTGAGGACACCCTAACAAAGTTAGTGGGCGCTAACTGACTAAAGTCCTAACACTAAAGTCACGTGTAAAGCAGAGTTTACAAAAAACGTAAAATGAATTTTGCGGCTTATTTGCCCCGTACGCGCGTTTTTATTTCGGGATGGACTCAATACACGTCCGACTGAGGCGCTGCCGTAAGTCCTTTGCTATCAATGGGTTATGTCGCCCGGGGGGTCTGGCGTCGAGCCCTAGGAATTGAAAATCGGATTTGCGATTGATTTTGAGAATCATTCTCAATACAACGTACGAATTTGGCATGGTACTTGCGAGGCGGAAAGGCGTGTGACTAAAGTCCTAAGACTTTCGCTTGTCATGCTCCAAAGCATGAGTCAAGCATGAGGCCAGGATGCCGGACTAAAGTCCTAGGTCGGAGAATATTTTTCTAGAAAGGCTAAAGCCCTAGCGTATTATGGCCGTAGGTGGATTGCCCACCTAACCTACGGAGCCTGAGTCATGAACGATTTCGCCCGCCTCCTCATCGCTCGCTTTCCCGGCCTGACCGCTCGGGAGGCCGACGTTATCGCGCGCGTAGCGCACGGCATGAGCAACGCACAGATTGCGGAGGCGCTTTCCATCACGGAGAAAACGGTTAAGAACGTCCTGCTTCCCGTCGCTCTGAAGCTCGGCATGGATAACGAGGACCGTGGCGGTAGCCTCCGGGTCCGCATCACGCTGACCGCGCACGGCATCAACTACTAAAGTCCACCACCAAAAAAGGCCGATAGTAAATCATGGAACACAACGTCGTCCGCCTCCGCTCGCAACTCCTCCGCTCGCTTGGCCTCATGCGTACCGCTCGCGCGACCGCAAAGCAGGCCCCGCACAACATCGGCGCGACCACTCGGCGCCGGGACCGTACACTTGCGGCATGGAGCCTTTCCCGCAAGGTACTAGCGTCGATGGCCGGAACCGGCCTCCGTGGCGCGGCCAAGGCCGCGACCGTCCGCAAGGCCGGACGCAAGGCCGCAGAGGCCAAGGCCGCATGGGTCCGCAACTACCAGAGCGGCCACGCTTTGTAGGCTCTGGCCTACACTCGGGCCCCGGGACGAAA